TGTTACTGGTACTAAACGTGCTGTTGACCAAGCTGGTGTTGCTGACGAATACGCATATCAACTTAAAAAGCGTGGTACCGAACTACGCCGTGACGTTGAGTTCGACTTAGTTAACAGCTGGGACAGCTCTAACGGCTCTGGTACTCGTACCTTTGGTGGTTACCAAGCATGGGTTAACTACACTGCAGCTACTACTACTCCTGCCACAGCACTTAATGTGTTAACCACTCCAGGCGAGTATACTGCTCCTACTAATCCAGGCGGTGGTATTGCTGGTACTTTCACTACTGTTACTGGCGCTGATAAAAACAGTTTAGCTTTGTCACATGTTGACACTGTTATGCAAGCTATTTACGAAAACGGTGGTAAAGCTACTAAACTAATGTTGTCTCCTGCTAACCGCCGTGTATTCTCTGCTAAGGCACAGTCTGCTGGCTCTAGCTCAAGCAATGCTGGTGACGGTAACGTTCGCCGTAACATTGACCAAGACGGCAAACTCCGTCAGTCAGTTGAGATTTACATGTCCGACTTCGGCGATATCATGGTTGTTCCTAACTATGTTATGGGTATTTCTAATACTACTGTTTCTGGTCTAAACGACACAGCTAACTTCACTGCGTTCTTATATGATCCAATGTGGTTCAGCTATGCTTCTTTACGTCCTCTACAAGAAGTTGACTTAGGTCAATTAGGTGACTCTATCATCGGTCAAATCGTTGAAGAAGGTACATTAGAATGCCGTAACCCCAAGGGTTGTGGTATGATCTTCGGTTTATCTGGCGCTTGATCGTTATATAACCTAAACAAGGAGGGAGAGAAATCTTCCTCCTTTTTTATTATAAGGAACACAAATGGAATTTCTAAGAATTACAGCAACAGATGGTACTCGCCAATATATTCCTGATAACTATGTAGCTAATATTGCAACTACTGCTGACAGCCTAGATGCTGGTTCAGACTATAGAGCACCTAACGTAGTTCGTGGGCGTATTAGCCAAGTTAAATATTACGATGGTGCTAATGCTACAGCAGGTGCTTTAGTAGTGACATCAGTAAGCGCATATGCAGCAGGTGGTATTCTTTATGAATATGGTTGCTTTACTATTGATGGTGCTTTTTCAGTAGCATTACGGAATTAATTAAGAGGACACATGGGATTTTTATCACAAGAAAACAATGCTAAGAGCTTTGTTGTTAAGACAGACGAAAAGAATTTTCAATTAGAACAAAATGTTCAGGACTATAAGGACTATGCTTCTCAACAACGAGAACTAGATTCTATTTCTCGTAATGGCAGAACATATAGATCATTTGCTATTATTCCTGACATTGTTGCTATTGATATGTTAACTAAACATGGGTTAGATGTACATGCTCCTGACTTTATGCAGGATCCAACTAACTTAAGAAAATTAAGACAAGTTATTGAATCAGATTATCCATTACTAAAAACAAGTAATGTAAAAGCTTTATAAGGAATTTAAATGGCAACACCTAGATTTGACGCTTTAGTCGCTAAAGTAAGAGACTGGAGTAATAAACCCGAAGTAGCAACTATACCCGACAGCGTCATTCAGGATTGTTTAAACTATTCTGCTGATTTCTGTTATCAAAAACTTCGTACGCCTCAATTAGAACACACAGAAAACCACACTGTTATTTCTGGTGATAATATTAACACAAGTAAACCATACACACAATTTGCTGTACCAACTAGTTTAATTGAATTTCTTTCAATACGTTGTGTGTCACCTACTAATAATAATTACCGATTTGTAGAAACACTAGATAAAAAGGGTTTCTTTGAACAGTATAAGCCGTTAGATAATACTTATAGTTGGATGTGGCGTGACGAATATATTTATATTTACCCACAGCTTCCTGTTGGAACAGTTATTGAAAGCACATTTTATCGTAAACTTGGTGCATTAGATTCATCGGACAATGGTGGAGTTGAAACTTACAATTGGCTACGTGACGATAAAGAATACATTTTGTTATGGGGTTCTTTATCTTATTTGTTTGCGTATTTATTTGATGATACATCTAAAATGCGTTATAAAGAAATGGCGCTTGAGAACATTGATATGCTGAATCTTAAAGAAGATAAAGCTCGTTCGTTGTTACCATTGGATATTAAGCAAGCTATTGCTGCACAGAACACTAGAAAGGTAACAGTATGAGCACACCTAAATATGACCAACTTATTGCAAAAGTTAGAACATGGTCTGGTAGACAAGATATCAACAATATTCCAGATGTTGTTATTCAGGATTGCTTATCTTATTCTGCTGACGAATGCTACAGACAACTACGTATTCCTCCATTAGAAGCTACTGTTGTATATACAGTTGCAACTGCAGATAATTCAGGAGAAAATAGTTTAGGTATGCCTTATGGTAATGCTTATACTTCTTTTGCTATTCCTGAAGACTTAACCCAATTTATTTATATTAGAACTTTAGCACAAGATAATATTGGTACAGCATACTCTACCTACCCTTCTAATGTAAGTAAGGTATTTAATGAGGTTACTGACACACGTACCTTCTTTGACTTATATTCAGAAAAATATTCTGTATATAACTGGATGTGGAAAGACGGTAAAATCTATATTCATCCTCAGCTAGCAGTAGGTGCAGAAGTAGAGATACATTATTATCGTAGATTACCTGCATTAAATGCTCTTTATAGTGTTATACCAATTAACTATTTAATTGCTTTGTCAGATGCTGATCAACCCTATTTAACACTTACAGGTATAACTACTGACACTCCACTATATTTTTCTACTGCATCTTCTGTTACAAGATGTTTTGCAACATACGCAGAGGCTGCTGCATACAATGCTACAGTAACAACTAAATACTATATTGGTAAAGAAGTATCTAATTGGTTAAGAGATAATAATGAAAGACTAGTTGTATGGGGTGCTTTATATAACTTAGGTGCATACATGTTTGACCATATAATGGAACAACGTTATGAGAAACGATTTAATGAAAATGTGTTCTCACTCAATAAAGAAGAAAAATGGCGTAGAGCATCTGGTGGTAACGTACAAGTTAACTTTAATACTAACGGATTGATTTAAGGAGACACCAAATGGGATACCAACAAACAGCTGGGGTTACTGCAGGTATGGCTGCTGGTGGTGAGTATGGAGATTTAGCACAAACTAGTGCTGAACAAACAGTTAATACTGTTGCTTCTGACGCACCTACAAATACATCAGGTTATCAGCAAGCCCCAGGCATGACGGGAAGTGTCTCTGCTGGTGGTGAATACGATAATATTGATACAGTAACCGCAGTACAATACGCAAATATTGCTGCTGAAGATGCTAATGATGCTGCTGCAAGTGCTATAGCGGCGGCGGCTAGCGCTACTGCTGCTGCAAGTTCTGCAAGTAGCGCATCTACCTCATCTACATCTGCAGGAACATCTGCATCTAACGCTTCTACAAGTGCATCTAATGCTGCAACATCTGCATCAAATGCTTCTACTAGCGCAACAACTGCTACTACTCAAGCAAATACCGCTACTACTCAAGCAGCTTTAGCTACTACTAGAGCTACTGCTGCTGCAACTAGCGCAACTAATGCTGCAACATCTGCTAGTGGTGCTTCTACAAGTGCAACTAATGCAGCAACATCTGCAAGCAGTGCTTCTACTTCAGCAACTAATGCTGCTAGTTCAGCTACTTCTGCAAGCACATCAGCAACAACAGCTACCACAAAAGCAAGTGAAGCTTCTACATCAGCAACTAATGCTGCTAGTAGTGCTACATCAGCCTCTGGTTCAGCAACAACAGCAACTACTCAAGCGGGTATAGCTACTACTCAAGCCTCTAACGCCTCTGCTAGTGCTTCTTCAGCTTCTACTAGTGCAACTACAGCAACTACTCAAGCAGGTATAGCCACTACCCAAGCAAGTACCGCTACTACTCAGGCAACTAATGCAGCATCATCGGCAACATCTGCAAGTACTTATGCTTCTAATTCAGCTAGTAGTGCATCTTCTGCCTCAACAAATGCTACTAATGCTTCTAATAGTGCTACATCAGCAAGTGCATCAGCTACTTCTGCTGGGACTTCTGCAACTAATGCGGCATCTAGTGCATCATCTGCTTCCACTAGTGCATCAACCGCAACTACTCAGGCAGGTATAGCCACTACCCAAGCAAGTAGTGCAACAACAAGTGCAACAACGGCTACAACACAAGCAGGTATTGCAACTACTCAAGCAACTAATGCGGCATCTAGCGCATCATCTGCTTCTACTTCAGCTAGCAATGCTAATACCTCTGCTTTAGCTGCTGCCGCTTCATATGATTCTTTTGATGACAGGTATCTTGGGGCAAAAGCTTCTAATCCTACATTAGATAATGATGGTAATGCTTTATTAACAGGTGCATTATATTTTAATACAACTGATTCTGTTATGAAGGTGTATACAGGTTCTGTATGGTTGGTAGCTTATGTATCTGCTGCAGGTGTGTTGCTTGCTGCTAATAACTTATCTGATGTAATTAATACAGCCACTGCAAGAACAAATTTAAGTGCTGCTAAATCAGGTGCAAATACAGATATTACTTCTGTTGCTTTAACAACAGGTACAATATCAACCGCTCCTTCTGCAAATACTGATATTGCTAATAAACTTTATGTTGATTCTGTTGTCTCAGGTATTAACTTTCATGCAGCATGCAACTATGCTACAACTGCAGATTTAGGCACAGTATCCTATAATAATGGCACATCAGGCGTAGGAGCTACATTAACTAAAATAACTACATTTGCAGCATTATCTATTGATAGTGCATCTCCTTCTGTAGGTCAACGTATATTAGTTAAAAATCAAACAACTACCTCACAAAATGGTGTGTATACTGTTACTAGTGTTGGATCAGGGGTTGCTGGATGGGTATTAACTCGTGCAACAGACTATGATACTTCAGGTACAGGTACTAATGAAGTTGATGCTGGTGACTTTCTTTTAATATTGTCAGGTACAATTAACACAAATACTTCTTGGGTACAACAAACATTACTACCTATTACAATAGGAACTACTGGTATTATATTTACTCAATTTGCTGCACCAAGTACTTTTACTTATCCAGGTGCAGGTATTGTAAATTCTACAGGTAGTGCTTGGGGTATTTCTTATAGTACTACGGGTAGTGGTAATGTTGTATTATCTACATCACCTACTTTAGTTACACCTGCATTAGGTACACCTGCTAGTGGTACATTAACCAACTGTACATTTCCTACATTAAATCAAAATACAACAGGTTCTGCAGCTACATTAACAACATCAAGATCAATTCATGGTGGCTCATTTAATGGTTCAGCAGATGTAACAAACATTATTTCATCTACTTATGGTGGTACTGGTAATGGATTTACTAAGTTTACTGGTGCAACAACAGCAGAAAAAACTTATACATTACCTGACGCAAGTTCAACTATTGTTGTTCAAGGTGGTGCATTAGGTACTCCATCAAGCGGCACTTTAACCAACTGTACATTTCCTACTTTAAATCAAAACACAACAGGCACTGCTGCTGGTTTATCTGGTTCTCAAATAGCTAATTATTTTTATGCCGCACCTAATGGAACAGCTGGTAATGCTACATTTAGGGCTATTGTTGCTGCTGATATACCTACATTAAATCAAAATACAACTGGTTCTTCAGGTTCTTGTACAGGTAATGCTGCTACAGCAACTACAGCAAGTAATGTAAACAACGGTACATTAACATTAGCAGTATCAGGAACAGGGTTATCTGGTTCACAAACATTTACTGCAAATCAATCTACCGCAGCTACATTTACAGTTACATCTAACGCAACAAATGCAAATACAGCAAGTACTATTGTTGCTAGAGATGCATCAGGTAATTTTAGTGCAGGAACTATTACCGCAGCTTTAACTGGTACTGCAAGCGGGAATCTGGTTAGTGGGGGCGCACTTGGTACACCATCAAGCGGCACTTTGACTAACTGTACATTTCCAACGCTTAATCAAAACACAACAGGTTCATCTGCTTCATGCACAGGTAATGCGGCTACGGTAACTAATGGCTTTTATACTACATCCTCTTTTAATTTAGGTACAACAAGTATTGCAGTTAATAGAGCAAGTGCTACGCAATCATTAACAGGTATTAATATTGATGGTTCTTCAGGTTCTTGTACAGGTAATGCTGCTACAGCAACTACAGCTACCACTGCAACTACAGCAACTACAGCAACAACTGCTGCTACTGCTGATGCTTTGAATACTGCAAACAGCTATACTGTTGTAAATTTAACTGCAACAGGCACTGTATCAGCATCTTCTGATGAACGTAAGAAAACTAATTGGCAAGATTTACCTACTGACTTTGTTGAACAACTATCACAAGTTAAGCATGGTGTATATGATCGTATAGATAATGGTGCTACACAAGTTGGTGTGTCTGCTCAATCACTTCGTTTGGTGCTTGAACATGCAGTGTTAGAAGATAATAATGGAGACTTATCTGTTGCATATGGAAATGCTGCTTTAGTAGCGTGTGTTCAATTAGCCCAAAGAGTATTATCTCTTGAAGAAGAAATTAAAAAATTAAAGGAATCAAGATAATGACAGATAATACTGTAACTTTAACAGAAGCTAAATTAATGACACACGAACAAGTGTGTGCAGAACGATATGCTAATATATCTAAAAGTCTTTCTGATGGCGCTGCTCGTATGACTAAGATTGAATATTTACTTTATGGCGTAATGCTATGTGTATTATTAGGTCCAGGTACTGCAGCAGATTTTATTAAACATTTAATAGGAGTATGAAATTGATCCTATTAGTATCTGCCTCCTTGCGGCTGGCTTGGTCAAGAACATCCAAGCTGGCTGTGAACTTTACAAACAAGCTAAAGAATCTTTTGTTGAGATCAAAAGAACTGCTGATGAGGTTGTTGCTATTGGTAAAGAGGTTAAAGGAATCTGGGGAACAATTATTGGGTTCTTTAACAACAAGCCTAAAACCCAAGTTGCAAAGCCTGTTACTAAAAGTAAAAAATCTGACTATGTCGCTGTTGATGAGACTCAAGTCAAAATTGATATTGTTAAAAACCTCACAGAATTCTTCAAGCTTCAAGAACAGTTAGCAGCACACATCAGGGAAGAAGAAGAGAAGTCAAAAAATGTCTATGATCCTGACCAGAACTTAATGGAGTCAGCACTTAACCGAGTGATGGCACAGCAAGAAATGGATAGTTTAGTTATTCAAATCAGAGAGTGCATGGTATACCAAAGCCCACCAGAAATGGGAGCGCTATACTCTGAAGTGTTTGGCATGAGAGAAAAGATTGAAGAGGAACAAACTCAAGCAAGGCTAAAGGAAGAGGCCAAAAAGAGACAAGAGCTATGGCAACAAAGGCAGTTAGAAAAACAAACAAAAATAACAATAGCATGGGTACTAGCAGTGATATTCCTAGCTGGATACCTCCACCTGTGGTTCCTGTACCTAACCCTTTAGAGGAGTCTCCAATGTGGTATTTAGGCTGGGTTGCTGCTTGTGTATTAGTTACTATATTATTGCCTATAGGTGCTTTATTGTTTTCTAGGGCATATGAAACAGAACTTAAGGCTCAGGCACTTCTTCAAAAGACAGAACAGATACAAAAACAAATAGAACGTAAACAATCAAAATCAAAGGATGATTAATGAAACAACTAGAAAAAGATTCAGTATACAACCAATTTGACAGTGACAAAGATGGTATTGTAAGTGATGAAGAATTGTCTCGTTCAGAACGAATGATGATGATTGAGAACATGGATAAGATGGCTGATCAACAGCGTATTATGGCATGGTTTGCTTTAGGACTGCCTGTTGTACTTACTATTTTATTTGGTTCTAGTTTATTTATGTTAGATAAAGTATCTGCATTGACAGGACTATTAACAACATATTGTGCTGGTATGACTACTATTGTTGTTGCTTTTATGGCTGCTCAAGCATATACCAGAGGAAAGATGCACGGAGAATGAAAACAATATTAGCATGTATTATAGCTATCTTAGTAGCCCTTGGATTAGGGTACTGGAAAGGTAGCTATGATGCAGGAGTAGAGACAGCATTACAGGTATCTGCCGCAAATGATGTTGCCAGAGAAAAAGAAAAACAAATGGGTGAAGTAGCAACAACATACGCTACTGTATTAAGAAAGAAAGAAAAGAATGCTGAAAAGAAAATTGCTGATCTTCGTATTGCCGTTGCTAATGGTGAACGCAAGTTGTTCCTTCCTATCTCCACCAAAGCCCCCGACTGTAGTGTATCAACCACCTCAGATGCCTCCACTCCCAGTGGAAGTAACTCAGGAGAAACACGAGCCGAACTTGACGGACAGGTTGCTCAAGATCTTATCTCAATAGTGGCTGAGGGTGACACTGCTATTCGTAAATTAAATGTTTGTATAAGTCAATATAATGAAATTAAGGATAAATTAAATGACCCAGTTAAGCACTAACTTTTCTTTAAAAGAATTAACTAAATCAGAGACAGCCACAAGATTAGGCTTGGATAATACTCCTGATGATACTGCATTAAATAATTTAAAAGTATTATGCGAAAAAGTATTACAGCCTGTAAGAGATCACTATGGTAAAGTAACTGTTAATAGTGCTTATCGTTCACCTGAGTCTAATGCCGCAGTAGGCGGGTCAAAAACATCAGACCATTGTAAGGGTATGGCTGCGGATATTGAAGTTGTAGGTGTAGCTAATGGTGACTTAGCTCAATATGTTAAAGACAACTTTAAGTTTACACAATTAATTCTTGAATTTTATACACAAGGGATACCTGACTCGGGATGGGTACACGTATCATATGACCCTAATAACCTTAAATGTGAGTGTTTAACTGCTGTAAAACAAAATGGTAAAACAGTTTACCTTAAAGGTTTACAACCGTAGAAGACCCCTAATAGGAAACAAAACAAAGGAAGAACCTAATGGCTACACCTATAGAACAATTTGGTAGGGGTGGGTGGAATGCAGATATGCCTCCTATGATCCTGCCAATGAATACTTTTACAGACGTATTAAATATAAGATTTGATGACGAGTCTGTACAAGCAACTACTGGGGAAACCACTTCCAGAACTGTTGCTATTTCACCTGATTATGGAATTCATTGGAGAAGACCAGATACAGGCTACAATATTTTTGCTAAAAATGGAAACATAGTTAGAGTAGATTCTGCTGGAAATACTTCATCTATGTTTTCTAGTGGGTCTGGATCATATACAAATAGTGATTGGCAAGGTACTTTATTTAATGGTGGATATGCTGTTATTTTAAATAATGGCACTACTACTCCATTATATTGTTTATATGGTAGCCTTACAGCAGACAATACTTTTCAACCTTTACCAGGATGGAATTATGTATCAGGATTAACAGTAACAGCTAAAGTAATTAGATCACTAGGATACTCTTTAGTTGCAGCTAATTTAACTTTAAGTCAAAGCGGTATTTTAACCTATGCACCTAGCACTATTAGAATTTCTGTTCAGGCAGCTACAGGAGCAGTACCTTCAGTATGGCAACCAGGATATACAACAGACACAGCAGATGAATTTGAAATAAGTTCTACTTCACCTATTTTAGATATGTGTGAGTTAAGAGGAAACATGTATATCTATTCTTCTGATTGTATTAACATACTTTCTATTGGAGCTAATACTAGAGTTTCTCCTTACAGCAAATCATATGGTATCTTAAATACTGATTGTGTTATTGAAGTTGATGGTAAACATTTTGTTGTTGATCGTAATGATATATACACACATAATGGTTCGGGAGCTATTGAGTCTATTGCTGACTTTAGAATTAAAAAATATTTTTTTAGTAATTTAAATAAAAGTTATATTAACAAGGTTCATGTAGTTAAAAACTCTTATTATAAAGAAATCTGGATTAACTATCCTAAAGGTTCTTCTACAGTATGTAATGAAGCTTTAGTGTTTAACTACAAAAATAATACATGGTCTAAAAGAACATTACCTTCTTTAACTTATTCATTTCCTGGTCCTGCTAACGTATCCAATGCGTTTCAATATGGTACTGAGGTATTGTATATGTGTACTAATTCAACTCAAACATTAGTAACAGATAGTAATTATTTAATGTGGAATGGTTCAGCATTAGCATCATATACATCGTATATAGAAAAGAAAAAATTAAACACAGGTGATGTAACGGGTAGCACAATGATTAGTGCTGTGTATCCTATATTTGACCAAGTACCAAGTGATGCAAGTATTACAGTTAGAGTAGTAGGACAAAACAATTATGTAGATAATGTAGATTTATCTACAGATGATCCTGATTTAAAAGACACATTTACATTTTTACCTAATAACGAAAAATCTCAAGGCTATAAAGTTGACCCAAGAGTATATGGTCGTGTAATGAATTACAGAATAACAACTACAGGCTATTGGCGACTAGCTACTATGGCACTTGACTCTAAACAAATAGATAGGAGATAAAATGCTTAATCCACCTATCACGGATAACACAGATCTAAATTCCTTTTTAACTCAGGTATTTCTAGATTACCAAAATAACTCTGGTACATCAAATTCAGTAGTATCAACTAATACTAATACTGGTTCAGTAGCAGATAATTCAGGAAATCTTGTTGGTTACTTATATAGATACCTTGATGTTAAGTATGCCGATGATGCAATAGGTACAAACATATCTGATAATCCTTATTTAAGAACATGGTTTGGTGTAAGGAATGATGATACTGTTGTTGAAAGTGTTAACCCAGCAGCATACACATGGTTTGAAGTAGCTGATGGTGGGTTTGGTATTAGCAGAGTATTATGGGTAGCCACTACTGGTGGACGATTTGCAACATTTGCAGTATCTACAGAGGCTCCTGACGATAGTAGACAATGGAGAATTGTACCTCAAAGATCTATTGATTTAGATAACCCATCTGCAGTATTTAATCAATATTTGATTATTAGATATGCAAATGATTCTATAGGTACAGGTTTATCTACAACACCCACAAATAAAACTTACTATGGTATATACACAAGTACTGATGGTTCTACTTCAATAGATCCAATATTGTTTGAATGGTCCCCTTTTACTTTTGGAACTACCTACGAACTATATTATAGGTCTTATGGTGGGCGTAATATTGATCTGTTACCTGCACAAACAAGACCACTAGGCTATCTTGAGTACAAGGGTGATGTACTTAATTTAGATGTATCGACCTTAGGTACAGTAGATACTATTGGTATTATATCTGAAGAACCTCTTATTATTGAGTCACCTTACAGATATTTATTAGTACAATATGCCACTAGTATTACAGGAACAAGTATTAGTAATAATCCTTCAGGTAAAACTTATTATGGTTTACAAGCATCTGACGTATTAACAGTAGATAATAATCCTGCTGACTATACATGGTTTTCAGCTAATGGGACATTTTTAACTGAGGTTAATTTATGGGTAAGAACTAATTCATCTAATGTAGTTCAATTTAGTTTAACCCAAAATGCTCCAGACAGCTCTGGTTGGCAAAATATATGTGAGCAATCTGATTTAATTGATTACATTGATATGTATCAAAGAACAGGTTCTGTTGTTACGGGTATTACAAGTCCTACTGATGGTAACATTTCATACTATACTAATACTGGCGGTATTACTAATGTTAATTTATCACCATATGGGCAAGGAGCAGATACTAGTGGATTTGATATTGATATTACCACAACAGCAACTATTGGTGTAGATCAATTTGGTAGAGTTTATCGAACAGGTGCTTCTGATCAAGTGCTATTTAGCTCAATGCTGACTACTGCGACATCAGGACAAACAGCATTTAGTTTTTCTAATGCGCAGCCAAATCAAATATTAGTATTTAGAAATGGTGCATTTCTTAAACCAGGAACAGACTATACAAGGACTTCTACTACAGTAACATTTACAAACGCTTGTGTGGTAGGCGATAAAATAGCAATATATTATATTCGTTTAATTGATGGTGCTACTTCTGCTGATAAAGTTCCTTTTATAGTAACTAGTTCTACATTAACAAATGGACAAACTTACATATCATCAACTTCTGCTAATGGTTCTGAATTACTATTTATAAATGGCACTTTAATTGTTGATAATGATTATGATTATTTTGGAACAGCACAAGGATATACATTAAAAACAGCATCTAAAGGTGGTAACTGTAATATAGTTTCTTTTTCTTTTAATACTTCTAATGTTCTTATATTTGGTGAAAATATTACTGAAACAGTTATATCTTCTGATAATGTAGTGTTTCCAACCCCTTATTATAGAAATTCTCATTTAATGTTTCTTAATGGAGTATTGTTGAGACCTACCTCAGATTATTCAATTCCTGGGTCATTATCAACATCATACAATTTAACTGAAATAGGTACACTAAATATTGCAGGACAACCTTATCAATATTGCTCATTTAATAAATATGGTGAAGCATCAGCATCTTCTGTAAGTGCTGCAGGTGTATTAGGTATGGATATGCCAGTTGTAATAGATAAAAAACCAACAATAGCAGATATGTTTAAAGTTATGCAAGATCAGATAGATGAACTACGTTTACAAGTGAAAGGTCAAACAAATGACACAAGCAGTTAATTTAGCAAACTTTGCTAATTCAGTTGATACTTCAGGTCAAATACCTCCTACTGTATTGAATACTTTTGTGCCTGTATCTAAAGGTGGTACTGGTGGTACAACTCAAGGAACTGCACAAACAGGTTTAGGTTTAGTAATAGGTACTAATATACCTAGCCCTACGGGTACTGGTGCATCAGGTACATGGGGAATTAATATTACGGGTTCAGCACCAAGTTTAATAACAACAAATTTTTCAATAGTTGAATCAGGTGGTAACCTTTTAATTAAATATGGTACAACAACTATTGTAACAATATCATCTACTGGTACTATTAGTGCTGGGTAATTAAGGAGAAATAATATGGCAACAACAAGTATTGGTTCAGGTGGTGTAACTTTTCCTGATGGAACTACGCAAGCTTCAAAAGCAAGTCCTGGCAACGTAGTTACAACACTTTACACATCACCTGCACCTTGGACAAAACCAGCAGATTTAAAAGCTGTAAGAGTAACTCTTTTAGGTGGTGGAGGTGGAGGGGGTGGCTATAGAGGAGGTCCAGCTTCATTCCCTGGTTCTGTAGGTGGTGGTGGTGGTGCAGGTGGTTTTGGAGGTGCTCAAGCGCCAACAATACCAAGCCCTTTAACAATAACCGTTGGTGCTGGTGGTGCAGGTGGGCCTGCTCCAGGAACTGTAGCTAGCCGTACAGCAGGATCACCAGGCGGCACATCAAGCTTTGGTGCTTTAATAAGTGCAACTGGAGGAGCTGGTGGTGGGCCAGCAGGTGGTGCGAGTGGCACATTTACATCAACTCCACAAGGTGTTGGTTTTCAAGGAGAATCAACAACCAACCCAGCGGGAGGTGACGCTTTCCAAAACTGGGGTTTTGGTGGATCTGGTGGTGGAACTGGTTCTACTGGAACAGGCTATGGATCAGGCGGTGGTGGAGTTAGTGGCCCTGACCCTACAGCAACGCCTTACGCTGGTGGTGCGGGAAAAGCAGGATTTGTACTTGTTGAGGAGTTTTATTAATGAGAGCACTTATTTCGCCTAACGAAACAAAAGAAACTGGCTATCGTGTAGCCCAAGTTGAAGCACAAGAATTTGAAGTTGCATTACCATTATTTTGGGTTGAATGTGCAGATAATATTGTTGCAGATCAATTTTGGTATGACCCATCTGATGAAACAATAAAACCTATAACAATAAACGAATAGACAAATACAATCAAATAAATCGGAGATTTATGAATACACCCTTAATTCAGTTTGCACAAGAGAAGTATGTGCATTTGAAAAACTTTTTAGATATCAATAATTGTAATGAATTTACTGCCGAGTTAAAACGGTTAGTTGACGGAAAAGCAACTCACAAAGATGATCAATGTCCAACATCAGAAGCAATTCATGGTGCTATGGCGTTTGATAAATTGTTAGTTGACCTTTTGCCGCACTTTGAAAAAGTATTAGGTAAACAACTTTACCCTACTTACAGTTATGCTCGATTATACAAAACTGGAGAAAAGTTAAAGATCCATACTGATAGAGAGTCTTGCGAAATTAGTGCAACTATTACTTTAGGTTTTGATGGTGAAGCATGGCCTATATACATGGGCGATGAAAACGAAAAAAACGCTTCTAAAATTATTATGGGCGTAGGTGATGTTGTTCTTTATCGTGGTATGGAGAAACATCATTGGCGTAAAAAATTTAAAGGTAATTGGCAAGCACAAGTGTTTTTGCATTATGTAGATGCTGATGGTCCACATGCAGAATGGAAATTTGACAAACGTCAAAGTTTAAATTTGCCCAGTCAAGCAAACCAAGAGCTTCAACATTTTGTTTACACAGACATTCTTACTAAAGAAGCCTGCGATTCTTTAATTAAATTGTATACAAAAGATGAAGTACCTAAAGAATTACCCGTTATTGGTAGAGGTAATGGTGTTGTTGATACTTCTATTCGTAATGTAAAAAGAGTTATGCTACCTACTTATAAAGATATTGGTGGTCGATTGGCTGCAGCAGGATTATTAGCAAACCATGAAGCATGGAAATTTGATATTACACATGCTAATCAAGCTGAATTTTTAATTTATCCTGCTGGCGGTCGTTATAAGTCTCATGTAGATACTTTTTTAGCTCATGGGGATAATTGCCGTAAGCTTACTGTGTTAGCTTTCCTTAATGACGATTTTAAAGGTGGAAAATTTTATTTACAAAATGGTTATGAAAGATTTTATCCTCCACAATCTAAAGGTACAGTTTTAGTATTCCCAAGCTTTATCATGCATGGGGTAGAAGATGTAGAAGAAGGAACAAGATACTCAGTAGTATGTTGGATGGTAGGTAAGTTTTTTAAATAAGGACAAATATGGAAATAGTAATGTTACCACCAGAACTAGTTCTAAAACACTGGTTTACTATTTCCAGTCTATTAGAAAAGGCATTAGACAAAGGTCAAGGTGAAACCACTTTGACTGACCATATGCGTAATATACTTAACAATAATACACATTGTTGGGTAATAGGTGACGATAAACATAATATTGTTGGTGCTGGTTTAACAAAAATAATTCAGTATACGCAATATAAAACACTTCATATTATAGCTTTTTCAGGCAATAATCTTGAAGAGCAATCTAAAGTATTTCCCACTGTGGAAGAGTTTGCACGACAAATAGGATGTAAAGCTATTGAACAATGGGGAAGACCAGGATGGGCAAAAGAATTACCCAAGTATGTTCCTGGTTTTAAACAAGCATACGTAGTTATGAAAAAAGATTTATAAGGAACATATAATGGCAAATTATGATACAGTTACAACAGGGAATATTCCAGACGAATTTAAACCGTATATAAAAAAGACAATAGATACTGCAGAAAGTGTTTATAATAGTGGCGCATTAAGCAAAGTAGCAGGTGTAAGCGATCTGCAAAAGAAAGCTTGGGGATCAGGCATATCTGGTCTTGAAAGTACTGTTACAGGTAATAAAGAAACATTAGAAGAACAACGTGCCAGACTACAAGAGATGGCTAAGACAGGTGGAGCCAGTGAGCTTCAAGATGCTCTAGCTTTAGATATTGGTATGGGTAATGCTACTATTGGTAATCAATATGGTGCATCAGGCACATTAGGGTCATATAGACAAAACTTAGCTAGTGCTACCTCTGAAGATGCTGCTAAAGCTAAATTTGCTCAACAAGTAATTACAAATAAATCTGCTGCAGAAAAAGCTCTTGTTGATAATGCTTCTGGTATGTCTGCTGATGCAAGTAATTTAGTTAAGACATTAGAGTCAAGTGGTAGCCAACAAAGAGGTGTTGAACAACAAGGTTTAGATGCAGCATGGCAAGGCTTACAACGTTATGCTTCTACTGTATTTGGCAATCCTGCAAGACAATCTACTCAAGTAGTTCAAAATAATCTTGGTGGTGGAGGTGGAAAATGATTAATGACCCATGGAACTGGACTGAAAAAGAACAACAACAAACACAGATAGTCGCACCATTATCAAATACAATTACACCTATAATTGCTAGTAATGAGCAAGGTAACCCTACTCAAGTTATTCCTCTACAACCTACTCCAGAAGAATTGCAGAATCAAAGAGATATGCAACAACTTCGTGGTATAGGTATTGATAAGGGAATACACTCAGGTGGTAACTATTTATCTAAAAAAATGCAACCACCATTAGCTACTCCTGCACCTGTAGTAGAGCAAAGTGTATTAGCTTCTTATCCTACAGTTGCTACATCTGCTAGTGGTTTAGCAGGAGTAGGTTCTCAAACTATTGCTCCTATGGCTGTAGAAGCTTCTGCTGCTCCTCTTGCTGCAGCAGGTACCGAAGCAGGGTTAGCTACTACATTAGCTAGTAACCCAGTTGGTTGGGGTATAGGCGCATTAATGTTAGCCAAGTCAATGAAATGGATTTAAAATGGGACCACTATCTGCTAAACAACACAGAGAGTACTTAAAGTTTTCTGCACAAGAAGCCAGAGAAACAGCTAAGATGGAACGGGAAGAAGCCCGTAAACAACAACTACATGAAATTAAACTTGTAGAAGCTGCTGGTAAAGCTGGACAAACATTAGGTCATAAAGAAGAAGTTCACAAATATAAGATGGGTACATTAGGTGCTCCATTAAAACCTAAGACACCTAACCCGCTAGCAGGCGCTGAAATTTTTAAGCGTGGTCAACATATGTTACCATACCAAGTAGAAGATGCTGCTAAAGCTAGGAAAACTGCTAAACAAAATACAGATACAGTACCCGCTATGTTAACTCCTGGTGAGGCTGTTATCCCTGAGCCTGCTGCTCAAAACCCTAAGAATAAACCTATTATTAAACGTATGGTTCAAGAGGGTAGAAAAGCTAACAAAACTAAAAAGGGATTTTTAGGATTTCGTGATGGTTCTATTAACATTGCTAACTCAGATGTTATTCCTAGTAGAGTACAACAAGCTGCTGGATATAATGAAGGTACTATTCAAGTACCTGTACCATCATTAGCATATGAGCATTCTGATGTACCTGGATCTTCTTTTGAAGACGGTACTGAAAGAGTATATGACTTTAATAGAGGTAGTTCAGCTAGTTATCATTATGAAGATGGTGTTGAAGATGTACCTGAGCCTAGGCCTATACTTGAACCAACAGTAGTTGCTAGCCCAGTAGTACATTATCAAAATGTAATCCCTGAAAATCTAATTAAGATTCCTACAACAGAAGAAAAAATAGAAAATGCGGTTCCTCGTTCTGCTTATCCAGATGTAACTGCAGACATAAAGCTAAAAGATGTACAAGCAATGATTAATGGTAGTGTTAGCTCAGAGTTTGATATTAAAGAAAGACCTTTTAAAAATGTAGGTATGGAAGTAATTGAACCTTTACCAATGCTTGCTGCTAAACCTAAAGTAGTTGTTGAAGGTAAAGATCGTTTTCCTGTACCTTCTCCTATTGTAGCTAAGTCTGTTGGTGGTAACAATAGCACTATTGATATGCCTGTAGAACCAGTTGCATTTATCCCTGATCCAAATGCTAAACAAGCATCAGATGCTGAGATGCAAGCAGTAATAGATGTTAATGAGGGTAAAATTGTTCCTTCATTAAAGCCAGAAGATGATGATACCAGACCTGAATATTGGATTAAGCATTTAAGAGGTTCTCAAAAAGATGTTGATAAAGCTATGGCTAATAAAGACGATGAATCTGCTATTAATTCGCTTAAGGATTTATTTACGTACAAAGGTATTAAGAGTGTCTTAGGTTTAAATGATCAGGAAGTTGCTCGATTAGCTGTAGCTACTGTAGGTGGTCGTGCTTTGGGTTATAGCACTGCTCGTGCATTATCTTATGGTGGTAGACAAGCATTTGAAACTTCTTTACGTAGACAGGCTCAAGAAGAAGCTAACAAGCGTCAAGATAAGCAATTAGCTGCTCAAGCTGAACGTGAAGATATGCGTACTGCTATTACATTAGCTGGACAAGCTAAAGCTGATAAGAAAGCAGAAGCTGATAGAAAGCTTACTGAGAAAAGATTATCTTTACAAGAAAGAAAAGAAGAGGCTATCCAAGCTGCTAGAGAAGCTGATAGAAGATTTGAAATATTAAAAGAAGATAATAGATGGAATCATACTCAATCTAAAGATGCCAGAGCAGAGCAACAACACCTTAACGATAAGCTACAACAATATTTAGCTATGGATGTTCCTCCTGCAGTAAGATCAAAAGGTTTAAGTATGGCGTTTGCAGAAGCTAAAACACCTCAAGATTGGTTAAATAATATGCGTAATGCTACTACATATTTAGCAGCTAACGTTCAACATTATCCTCCTGGATATGGTCGTAAAGGTGGTAGTGGCGGTGATGATGATGGTGAAGGTAGTGGTAAAGGTAAGTATCCTAAGAAACCAGATATGATGATTGTAAATGGTGAACTTATGCCAGTTCAATATCATAAAGGTCAATATCAAACTATGGATGGTAGAACAATTCCATTTAATGCTGTTAAAACTATTGAAGCTCATCGATATGAAGAAGATACTGTTACTAAAAAAGTTGAAGCTTTAATACCCGAGGGTGCTAAGGATAAAGATGGAAAACCAATTAATGCTAAAGCAATAGCTAATAATTCTAATAGGATACTTGCTAGTATTCCTGGAGGATTAACTATTGATAATAAAGCAGATGTTATGAATTTATCTATTCCCCAACTTGTAGAATCTGGAGTTCAAGACCCCAAAGCTATTAGACAAGTTATTCGTGGTAACATTGCCAAAACTAGTAGCCCTTCTGATTCAAATTTGTGGAAGCCTAATGGTAAAAGTTTATCTGCACAATCTATGACTGAATTCACTGGTGCTTTAGATACAGTTATAAATAATGCTGCTTCAAGGAATCAAGTAATAGATGACCAAACTGCGTATGAAGCTTTGAAAAGACAATTTAATTCTATACCAGCAGATGTTAGAGCTAAAATGGAAAAATCTAATCTTACTCAAAAAGGTTATAGTACATTCCAAGATTGGGCTATATCAACAACCACAGGAAATCCTAATAAATGGAAAGCCTACACTGAACCTAAAACAAAATAAACTGAAAAGGGGTTATTATGAAATCGTTAGATGACTATGTTAATGATGTACTTGCTGATAATGCAGCTATAGCCCCTTCTTCAGGCTCTGCTTTAACTATTAACAGTAAAAAGGTTCAAGGCCCTCAGAAGTGGGTTGATCCTGATACTGTTAAAGTAAATAATAAAGATTATCGTATTGAAGGTTACAATGCACCTGAGGTTGCACATAGATATGATGGTATATTCCTTCCTCCACAAGAGCAAGGGGTATCACCTCAAATACCTAAGATACTTAACCAAGCAGAATTTACTGACTTACAACCTACTGGTAAAAAAAGTTATGATCGTGGAGTAGCTAAACTTGTTAATCCTACTACTGGTGAAAATGCTGCTAACTTCTTATCAAGAACAGGTATAGTAGCACCTAACCAATTTACTGATAAAGATTCTGCTGAGGAGTATTACAATACACAAGCTATCATAAAAGCTTTTCCTGAAAGAGCTAAACGAGATCCTATATTAGCAGAAGTAGTTAAAGAAAATGAACGTAGAGACAAAGAATTTGCTGAAGCTGGAAGACGCCAGTATGTCCCTAAGATAAATGCTTTTAACGAAGAACAATATGCTGCATATAAAAACAGTACAGGTATCAGAGGTATTAATAATGCCAGAGATACTATCAAAAAGATTGATGCTATATTAGCCAGTGAAGGTAGACCTGAATTAATACCTGACTTTAATGCAGTAGGCTTTGAAGGTGCTATGTCTTACACAACAGGTGGTGGTCAACAAATACCTCCTGAAATTAAAGCTAAACTATTAAAGCAAAAAGAAGCAGCACAACAACAGATGTTTTATGCTTCTTATTTACCTGATGTAGTAGGTGGTGTACAGTTCCGTAGTAATGACAGAACTATAATGAACCAAGCCCATGATCAAATGAGTACTAGCTTTTATAGTGCTATTAAAGATATGTCTAAAGGTTTTTGGGGTAACGTAGAAATGGTTGGTGAGAAAACTGGTTGGGATGAACTAAAGGACAATGCCAAAGCGCATGTTAATGGTATTAAGATGACCCAGGCAGATTTACCAGCAACATTATCTTCATTTAGAGATATTAATACTGATTCAGGTTGGTGGAATACTGCTAAAGATACATTAACCTATACAGGTAATTTATTTGCAGGTACATTACCTCAAATGGTTACTATGATGGGTTCTGCTTATGCTTCTGGTGGATCTTCTTTAGGTATAGCTTTGTCTACAATTCCTGGTTCTTTCTTTTATACAGGACAATTTTATGCTGATCAACCTGATGATAAAAAGAATGCTACATTAGCTATTACTGCTGGTATTGGTTCAGGTGTATTAGATAGAGTAGGTCTTGAATTTTTATCAGGCAAATTAGGTGCTGGATTATTTACTGTTACAGGTAAAGAAGAAGTCATTAATGCTATGATTCAAAACGGTAAAGCAGCAACTAGATTAGAAGCTGAAAATCTTTTACAAAATGCTACTAAACAAGAAATATTAGCATTAACAGGCTTTGGAAAAGAATTTGCTACAAGACAATTGTTATCTATGGAAGGTGCTGCTAAAGCAGGTGGTAGAGCAGTTATAGCTGCTGGTGGTGAAGGTGGTACTGAATTAATGCAGCAAGAACTACAAATGCTGGGTCAAGCAGGTCAATGGAATCGTAATTATAAATATGATTTAAGTTACAAAGACCAGCTAGAAGATGCCTTTGTTGGTGGTGCTGTTATGGGTGCTGGTTTTCATGGAGCACGTGGGGCATTTGATATGGCTGGATGGCATTCAGCTGTAGATGCCCAAAGACTTTATGATAAAACAGTTTCTGATTCACAGGCTTTTCAAGCTGATAATCAAGAAAAAATAAAAGCAAAATTATTAGATAATAAACAACCTGGGGGTCATGCTGATATTACTTCATTAGCTAAGCATGTAGCTAATCAAGGTTCAAAATATCCTGATACTTCTTTAGCTAGTTTAGCTACAAACAAAGGTTGGTTTGAAGGTATTAAACAAACAATATCTGATCCATTATCTTTATGGAGACAATTAAGTCACACTGCTATTCCATCTATTACAGATAGCAATGGTAACTTTAAATATAATTCAGCTTACCTTAAAGCTATAATGGGAGGTTTTGGTATATTACCAGGAGACTCTGCTTCTGTATTTCAGCAAAAACTTATGGGTAAATGGTCTGATGGTGGAGCATATGATTTAGCTTCTAGGTTAACTGGTATAATGGGTTTTGGTGTTAACAAACAGTCTGTTAATGAAATGGTAAAAGAGGCTTATAACAATTATTGGTCTCAGGGTTTACAACTTCCACTTAATACAGAACAAAATGTTATTCTTCAAAATTGGAAAGAAAAATTAGATAATACTAGAAAATCAATGGCACAATCTGCTATTGATGCTGGGTTACCATTTAATCATTTGCTAGATGAAAATGCTTTATTTCAATCATCTCGTATTGATGTTCCTAAGCTTAATAATAATAAACCACTTATTGTAAATGAAATGGTTAATAGTGGAGCAACAAGATCAGAGGCTACTACTGCTGTTAATAACCTTAATATCTCTAATAGAGCAAAAGCAAGTGCTGCAGTAGACTATTTATCCCAATATGGCTTCTTTACTAACCCTAATTTACAACATATATTTCATAGTAATATTCTTGATAGTATTGAGCATATGAAAGAAAGAACAGCTCATCAAGTGATGCATGCAACTTATCTTGGAAAAGATGGTAATATCCTGGGTAAACTTTTATTAGCAGCTAAAGATGCTGGTGAATTTGATGATGCTAATGGTGTGGTTGATGAAAAAGCCTTTAAAGCTGCAACAACAGAAGTAAGAGCATGGTATGATATTACTAATAACGACTACAATAATATTGAAAGTCCTTTTATATCTTCCTTACAAAATTATTTAGTTACAGCAGCATTGTTATCTTCATTATCTAAAGCAGCTATTTCTTCTCAGGCTGAAGCAACTTTAGCAAGCTTAGGTACTCCTGCTAAATTATTAGGAAAACAATTTTCTACTTATGCGCAAGAATATGCTACTGAATATGCTACTGATATGGCTAAGGGTGCATCATTTGCTGCCTCATTATTTGGTATTAAGCATTTAAGACAAGTACCTGATGTAAGTTTACAGGAAAGGTTAGATGAGTTAAATTCTAAATTAAATGCACCTAATGCTTCTCAAGCATCTCTTGATGCAATTCAAAAAGAAATAGATAATTTACATAAAAGATATTACAATAGAAAAACTTTTAGTAGATTAGGTTTTCATGAAGCTGGTTTTGATGCATCTAACAAATATGACTTTGGTGGTACTGATACTAACAAACTACGTAAGATTATGGGTGTGTTTGTTTCTGCTATTTCTTTAAGAGCGCAGACAGATGCTAACCGTATGGCTGTTCTTAGTGTTGCTGGTGATATTATGATGACTCAACTTAACACACTTAGTGGGGTTGATCCTGCTATTCGTGATGTTGCATTTGCTACTGGTAAAGGTTTAACTGTAGAGCAACAACAGGCTTTAATTCAGTTACAACAATATGGTTTAAACGTACCTCATATGCTTAATGCAATAGATGTTATGGGAAGTCAATTTAGTATGTCTCCTTTTGAAGGTGGATTTCTAAATACAGAACAAGAATTTCCTATGTATGAAGGTATACAAGACAATATTTATACTGCATTAATTAACTTTGTTGATTCTCGTATTGTTAATCCACAACCATTTAACACACCAAAGATTTATAATGATCCAAGGTTTAAAATAATTACTACTATGCAAAAGTTTATGGGCACAGCTACAGCAGTTTTACTACCCAGACTATACAAGCAACACATTCTTAATGGTAGTGTTGGTATGAGGTATGATGCTTTTGCTACTATGGGTATGACATTAATCATGAGTGCTTTTGTTAATATGTTTAAAGATCAATTATCTTATGGTGAAGATAGCCCTTATGTAAAAAGTAGAGCAAAGAAAGCTCAACGTATTTTAAATTCATCAGGTTTAATTGGTCAAGCAGAAAAGATAACTGAAGCTATATCACCTACTATTGAATTTAGTAGTGCTAAATTTACAGAAAGACCTTTAGAATGGGCTGTAGATAAAGCTAAGGGTGCTTCACCTGTTGCATCATGGGTAGCTAAACCTATTGAAGGTGCATACAATATAGCTGAAGGAAAAGAAATGAAGGGCGCTAAAAAGATAATGAGAGCTATGCCTGTTATTGGTAGTTTCCCTGTAGTAAGTAACTATACGGCAGAAGAACTTGTAAATGCTTTTAAAGGAAAATAAATGGCAATTAATGTAAATGTAAATACGCAAGGCAGAGCACCTTTAAGTGCAGAGCAATTGCAAGCATTCTCTAACCAAGCCTTTGGTACTGGTGCTGCACCTCAGGTAGAAATACCTGGGACAGAAGCAGTTAAACAAGCTATGGATGTATATAATCCACAGCCTATTCCTGTAGTACCCCTACCCGCTGGGGGTATTGCTGGTCCAGTTAATATAGATAGGTTATCTGCACAATCAACTCCTGAAGATTTGGCTCAGGCTACTCAATCATCTCTTGCTGGTCGAGAAAGACTTAGTCAAGTAGAAGATGAACAAGGTATGCCTGAGTTTAATCCTGAGACTGGTGAGTATATAACTCAACCTGTAACAATGGAAGATTATAGTAAACAACAAGAAGCTGACTTATCTACCAGACCTAATATGGCTCCTGCCTTGATGACTGAAGATCCAGTAGAAGCAGGTAGAGCTATTCTTAGAGCAAGAGCAGAAGTATCTCAAGCAGAAAGTATGCCAGCGGGTACATCTCAGTTCATGAATATGGATGATGAGCTTATCAAACGTTGGGCTGACTCTGCTGCACCTGCCTTAGGTATGGTGTCAGATGCTACTGCAGCTGATTTGTTTAGTCCTGACTCTGTTATTCGAAGTACTGCTGAAGGATACTATGGTGTTCCTGCTGGTTTAGAAATTTTAAATACTAATAATATTCCTTTAGAATATGCCAGACCAATATCTACAGTGTTAGGTATTGCACATGCACGAGCTACTGAGCAATCACGGTTATTTAAAAATGGTATTAAGACAGATTCATTTGATGACGTTGCTGAAGTAAGAGACCATAATGGTAACCTTATGGATGCCCAACCAAAGACAAACTTAGTTAACTCTACTATTGCTTCAATGCACAATGCGTTATCTAATTTAGGTATGGAAATTCCTGCTGAAGCAGTAAGGCAATTAGCAGAAGCTAAAGTTGAAGCAGAAATTGCTCAACAACGTCATGTACCTATGCTAGATAAAAATAATAATTGGGTGTATGGTTCTTCTAAAGAATTAAAAGACTTAGCAGCTGAATTAAGTTATATGTCAGCAGCACTAGCAGGTGACGAACGTAGATCTTTACCTTCTAAAGTACCACAAATAGCTGGGTCTAATTTTATTAAGCCTGGTTCACAAGGTACAAAGAATTCTTTACCTATGGAAGGTGCTAAACAAACTGTAGCTGAAACAGTTAAAGATATGTTTGGTTCTATTGGTGAAATCTTTTTACCAAAGACTATGTTATCTACTAGTATGCAATTAGAAGATATCAAAAGAAATATTGTAGATGGTCCAGAAGGTTTTTATTCTACTAGCCCTTTTGCTAAACGTCATAAAGTATCTTTATCAGACTATAATAAACTTAAACAAAGAGTTAAACCACCTAGTGATTATGATATTAATAACCCAGTATCTAGAGCTAAGTTTGTTGAGCTACAAAATCAACACGCTAAATCGGTTATAACAAATGCTATTCACTATATGGAATATGATTTAGAAAATGCTCAAAAAATTAAAGGTGTAGTGTACACAGGCTATTCTCATTCAATGGCTAATCAACGTTTCTTCAGAAATAATGCTGGTACTGACATACTAGCGTCTAAAAATGCTACTCGTGAGATGCTTAACTTTGGTATCCAAGGTTTAACTTACGCTAATCATTTCTTTGATCCTGTAAAAATTAAAAACTTACAAGACAAAGCAATGGGTATATTTAGCAAGTCAGGTAAAGCTCGTAACAAAGCTTTAATGGCATTAACACCATCTGAAAGAACTGCTCTTGGTCTTATGGAATGTGCTGTAGTTAATTACTATAGCTTTAGTGGTGATCCTTCTGTACAAAATAAAGATATTAAAAAGCAACCTGAAATACAATTAATTAGAATGTATAATTCTGATATTGGTAAACATCTAGGTATGTTAGGAAAAGAATATAATGACTGGTTAGCAGGAAAAGTATCTGAAGGATCAAACATTGTTAGCTTACTTGCTAATATGCCTAGAGGTGAAGCACAAGCATATCAAAATCTTTGGGATGACTTTTCTCAATTAGGTATGGCAGCAATGGATCCTGCAATGGCTAACCGTCATATTAAACTTAGTGCTTTAAACTATGATGATGGAAACCAAAATGGTATCTTTATTCAATCATTGTATGCAAGTAAACCTACTGTTGCAATTAGATTAGGTTCTTATAACCCTAATCTATCTGACATGCGTGGTTATGCTCTTAATATTATTGGTGATAATTTATCTAATTTAATTCCTGATAATAAGGCTAGACTTGATGGTTGGAAAACTTTCTTTAGTGAAGCATTAAATGAAAAGTTAGCATCAGATTTATTTAAAGCACCTTTAATGCAGAATTCTTATGGTAAAGATTCTGGTATGTTCTTTGATCATGTGTTATCCTTTTTAGAAGATTCACAAGAATACAATGCTATATTTGCTGAAAATGTTTTACCTAACTATAATAGTTCAACTGAAGCAGCTCAAGATTTAGCTAATGCACTAGATACAACTTTAAGAAAAGTGATTGATCCAAGCTTTACTCGTATGCTAAAGAAGGTTGGTCGTATGTTTGCTGTCATTAACTCGATACCTATATTAAAAGGTATTACAGGAGATGACACAGTATACTCATCTGTTGACTTAGGTTTTATCCCAGATCAATTCAGAGATGTAGAAGGTACTGGTATGACTCCTGAAGGACAAGCTTATACTACTGTTGACAAAGGTGTTCAAACAAATACCTATTTAGCTCCTGAAGGTATTGTAGAAGTACAGGCAGCAAGAAGAATGTACAATGCTTCTGCTGCTAAACCCAACCAATCATTCTGGAATAAAGCTAAAAATAAGTTTGACTTATTTGAGAATGCTCTTGGTTCTGCGTTATCTAGATTATTAGGTGTTATGCCTATTCAATCTACTGATGCTGACCTACTTAAGTTAATGATGCTAGATTTAAATGCAGATAGAAAGATACCTTTGCCTGTAGCAACTGTTCACGATTCATTGATCACAACAATGGATACAATGCATCTTTATCGTAATACTTATAATAACGTAGCAATTCCTCAGGCAATACCTGAAATTAAGAAGTTTGCTAAACAATTAGAGAATGCTTATATCAAAGCTAAAGATGAAGTGTTTAGAAGAACAGCTGGTGCATCAGATGTAGGTATAGGTACTAAAGGAGACTTTCCTGCATTAGGGGCTTTCTTTGATGACTTAAATAAGAAGACTAATCATAGTCCAGAGTATGAAACCTATATTAAAAATAGATCAAAAGATCCAATTAAAAGTTGGGAAGATCTTAAAGCAAAAAACAATCAACTATTAGATAAAGCTAAGAAAGCAGGTTGGATTGATGGTATACCTAATCTAACAGTATCTGGTTCACAATTTAGAGACTTATTTAATATGATTGAATCTTACCAGCAATTAGGTGGTGCAGAAAATATGTTTAAGATTTTTGCAAATGAATTTGAAGGAAAAGTAGATCAAGGTTTTAAAGCATTACGTACAAACAATAATGTAATAAAATATGGTATTGCTCAAATGACTCACGCATAACAAAATAAAAAGCCCCTCAAGGATAATTCCTTGAAGGGCTATTTTTTTTTAAATCAGTCTTTTAATTTCTTTACGAACACTATCTGCATTTGTATCAGCCAAAGATAATGCTTCATCTGGAGAATAACCTTTTGTAAGGTATCCTTCATAATTTTCTTTGTGCATCTTTCGGATAGCAGCTTCATTAATATCTGGCGTACCAGCTAGTTTAGGGTCTAACCCTAGATTTGTACATACATCCATGTCAGATGTCTCTCGATCACCTCTTAAAGCAAAGATGTTATAGTTCTGATATTGTTTCATTTAAAACTCTTTCCAATAGTTGCTTTTACTTTCCAATGTAGTTTACTTAGGTCTCTAAGGTAGTCACCAATAAAAGTATTCAAACCACCATAACAAGCTTTATCAGCTACCTCAAATAATGATTGAGCATTTTGAATTAGTATTTCAAAGTCATTACATAACTCAGTAAACATAGTTTTGCTAGACTCACCTAGTTTATTACACTCAAGAATCTCTGTAGTATCTAAGATAGCTTTAAGAGAAGGTAATGCTGGCTTATCTAACTGACGTAATTGTTCACCTAAACCATCATGTTGCGCCCAAAGGAAATCATAAATCTCGTTTAATAACTCGTGATCTTGAGCAAATGTTGGTCCTTCAACATTAAAGTGGTAACCATGTGACTTGTAGTATACAGTAAAGTTATCTGCAAAAAGATTACGTAGAGGTAATAGTACTACAGAAATATTATTTACCATTAGATTGTTCCTTAACTGGTTGTTTGTTTTTACCAAAGATCTGGTCGTAGTTATCTTTGTATTTCTTCTCATCAGTAGGTCTACGATTACTACCCTTACTCATTAGCTTCTGCCCAATCATATGTAGCTGTATAATCATCCACAAAGTCTAGATGAGAACCTAATGGAGGAAAGTATCCCATACCTCGTAGGAATCTTTCAAACTGTTCTACTACCTCAGTAATATGAGAGTGAGCAGACATTTCCATACGAGTAATTAGCTTAGGGTTACTGTGTTTACATTCAAAGATAATGCTGTCATCACGCATATCTCGGATATCATATTCATTAATCATCTAATTCCCCTAATAATTGTGAAAGTGGTGTTGATTTTCTTTTACTCAAAGAATCTTTTCTTTCTAGGTCTGCTTTCTTTTTAGCCTCAATAAAGGTATCTAGATTTGCTTCCATAAATTCTTGTACTGTTACTAGCTCATTAATAATTAAAGCTAATTTCTTAGCCTTCTCAGCATAATCTTTTTCTCGGTATACACTAAAGTCTAATGTAATATTCCTGTTACAGTCAGAGATAGTAACACTAGTATCCATAGACCAACCAGAAATATCACAACTAGTTTCAATAGCTGCTAGTCCATGTTTGCTGTTAAGGAATTTTCTTGAGTTATGTTTTTTAGATTTCATATGTATCCTATGGTGGGTCATGCATGAATCGAACATGCACTCGTGACTTAGAAGATCACTGTTCTATCCATTGAACTAATGACCCTTGTTGTTTAGTTGTTGGTGGCTACTGGCCCAGTCAATTTACCACCGCAGTCTGCAATGGAACCACCAACACGGCTGGGAACTGTTTGTCCAACGATTGAAAGCCCCATATGGCTAACGATTGCTGGCAGTTCCCATGCGTGTTAGTTGTTGGTGAACCAGTTGTCATCTGATTTGGGGCGTTTTACTGCTTACGCTCCTGTTGCAGACAGGTGTTTGACTAGAACCTCGACACCAACACGGCTGGAGACTGACTTGCCCGTTCGAACGCTTATAAGCCCTAAGCAGAGGACAATCTCCATGCGTCTTGGTGTTAAAAGAAACACCCCCATAAAGAGGGTGTCGGCCCACAGATACGATCTTGTGGGGAATTAATTGGTTGCGGAAAGTGGATTCGCACCACCGACCTCTGGATTATGAGTCCAGCGCTCTCCTACTGAGCTATCCCGCTATATTCTTGAATGGTTGCGGAAACTGGGATCGAACCAGTGACCAAGGGATTATGAGTCCCCTGCTCTACCATTGAGCTACTCCGCATTGTTCCCTATTAGGGGACGGCTGTTCCTGTAATAAAAGTATCTAGTTGTTGTAATGAAATTGCACCATTAATCTTTCTGATTAAGTTATCGTTATCATCAGTCAATACAAACGTAGGTACTGTCTTGACGTCATACAGCTTAGTTTTATCTGGATAAATATGTGCATTAATACTATTAAATACTACACCATAGTCCAGCATAAAGTCTACATCCTTAATACGTTCATTCATCTGTCTACATGGTACACATGTTTCTGTATAAAATTTATATAAGTTCAAATCTCACATCCTCCTGCTGCACATGCTAATGTTTGAGCACCCTCAACATTATCACGATCTTCAATAAAGTTTTCCCAATCAATAGTGGGTTGTGTATCTTTTAAACGATGATATACTGACAAGTCAATATCCTCGTATGGAGCCTGACGATAAGTACCACCATCATCAGGTAAGAAGCTGATACCAGTACATTCATCAAAGTGTTCATATACCCATGAACCTACCTCCATCCACTCATGTTCTTTAACAGAGATAGTGACAGATGGTTTGTGTTCGCACCAGTAACGCTGATACATTAACCAGATATTTAAGTGATCAATAGCGGTTAAGTCTTTGCGGGTAAATCCTGGTGAACGTTGTGGGAAACTAAACACAGATGTTTGGTCAGGTTTCATTACACAGTCTTCATGAGGAACACCTTGTTCAATTAAGAACTGTGTTAAGGGATCCTTTTTATCCTGACGAATACGGCGAATATAGTAGGGAGCATGCCCAGCATGGATACCACTACTTGTCTGTGTTAACTGAGATACAGTACCTTCAGGCTTAACACAGGTAATAGCTGTTGAAGCAGAGATACCCAAGATCTCAGCCCATTCTTCATTAGTCTCACGAGATACATTACGAAGAATAGATAAGACTTCTTCTAGGTTCATATTACCTTGACCACGTAGTAGCTGATTGTCTAGAATACCAGTCATAGACACACCTAGTAGGCGTTCTGACTCAGTATTAGTACGCCAGATATCACGTAGGTAAGGGAAGTAAGTTAAGGTTGATTGCATGGTACCCATGATAGTAGCAATTCTTACCTTATGTTTGAGTGACTCCAAAGTATCTTCGGGAGATACAACAACGGTAGATAGATTACAGAATTGGTAGGGCTTGAGGATAATTTCTGAGCAAGGGTTTGTTCCATACTCTGTGGTACTATCACGACGACCCCATTTTGCTGCTTGTTTTTGTGATGCTTCACGATTAAAGATTCCTCGTTCACCTGAATGACTGTTATAGATATCTAACCACTCCTTCATGAACTCACCTACAGAAGGTTTACTATTGTATACAGCTGAGTTATTAGCCAGAGCACGTTCACCATGTTGTTCCCACCATGTACCTGTCTTAGCGGTAGCATGGTCATAGTCTCCTAAGTCACCTAAGCTAATCATAGCACTACGGCGTACACCACCTACAACAACTACCTCACCAATCTTACACATGATATCATGGCACTCGATAGGCTTTAGCTGACGTCCTTGGGCAATCATAAACTTATTAACTGTATAACTAAACAAGTCAATCAATGGACCAGGACCCGAAGCACGACCACCAAAGGTTTTAAGTGGAGCACCTGCAGGACGTACTAAGGATACATCCCATGTAGGGATAGTACCTTGGTATAGCATATTAATAAGGATACGATAGGCATCACACCAACCCTCTTTGCTGTCCTGTACTTTGATGGTAACATTGTGATCATTTACAAGGGAAGGTACCTGGGGTAATAGACCCGTATATTGTTGTTCAGCCGAGAAGCCCACTCCAGTACCACATAATAGGATGTACATGGCCTCATCAAAACAACGAGGATTATCTATAGGTAAATAAGAACAATTATATGCGGCTACATTAGTGCGGCGAAGAGCCTCACCAGCTGTCATGATAGAACGCATTGAAGGTAATGTAGACAAATTATTAATTTCATTACCTAAGATATCCCAAATACTGTCATCTGGTTTAATTTTATTCTTTAGTTCTCTTTTAAAGAAGGTTACCCAACGTTCAGAGGTTTCATTCCAATTTTCCCTACGTTTCTTTTCAGGTAAGTAACGGGCATAACGGGATTTAGCAATAAGTTGTTGATAAGAGTTCATGAGTTCCTTTTGTTTTATTCTTCGGTATTAGGGGACAACTAGCAGAAAAAGTATTTAGATTCATAGACTTGTTTTAAATCTAATGTACCTTCTTCTGGTGGAGGATAGGTGAATGTATCTTTGTTAAGCATTAATGTATTCATAAGATTACTAAAGAAATTGTCTATATCATACTGTGCTACAAAGGTCATCTTAGTTACTTCCTGTAAGAAGTCTACCTCGCTGGCATGAGTACTGAAACTATCATGGACAGCACCAAAATTTCCATTAAAGATAGAGATAACGTTAGCCATATGAGCAGCATCGTAACTGTGGACAACGTTAGGACTGATACCAGAGGCAAAGGAGCGCCTACAAGGAACTTTTTCACCTGTGTCTTTGTTGAGTACATCCACTTTAATAACATGTCTAATCCTTCCTTTGGGGTTTCCAGGTATACCCCTGATAGTACCTCTATGTTTACGTTCATGTTGGAGAAATGCTTTATATACTACAGGAAATCCTGAGGGTGTATGCCATGATAGCTGATTACGACCAGAGTTAAGTTCATGTTCAGCAATTTTTTGTAAAAACTTAGTTGTCTTTAATGGACCAGAGCATACTGCATTGATAGCTTTAATTAAGTTACCTGCTAGATCTCCACATTCTTTTTCTGTGATATTATACTTAACAGTGAATCCTTCTACATGGCAGTCATCATACATATTTTTAGCAATACGCTGTTTACCTGCTGAGTACGCACGAGTCATGGAGCCTCGTTTAGCAATACCTTTACGGATATCTTTCATAGGCATATTCTTTTGCTTAAAGTAGTCAGGCATGATGTTAATTAGTTCTTTAGCCACAGCTACATAGAAGTCTTTCTGTATAGGTGTAGGTACTAATGACACTAATGTAGCTGCCTGGGTATCTCTAGACATAGCTGCCAGATGTTGCCATCCATTATTACTACCATCGATAGGGATAGGAAGACCAGACATATGCTTCTTACTTTTAGATCTAGCCTGTGTATATGCTTTAATTTCAAGACAACAAGCTAGTAAGCTATATGGCTTTTCAGCAGAGGTATCTATATAATAATGATTAGCAATACTAGCTATCTTAGCTAGGTTATTATCTACCCATATAGCTCTGTCTTCAAGGGTCATCTTATCAAGAGAAATAGTATCTAAACCTTCTCCTTTTAAATAGGTCTTATAGTCAGTAGTAAAATAATGTGGTAATTTATTAACATTAAAGGATTCATTATAGCATCCTGCTGTATGAACCTTAAGCCAGAAGTAACCACGATCATCCATCTCTTTTTTATTCTGAAATAAAAAGAGACTACGAGCTAAGTCACTACCCTGAAACTCTAAGAAGGATTCAGCATAGTATACTCGACCACGATAGTCACAGGATACTTCTTGATAGAATGATCTATCACCAATCAATTCAGCTTTCTTTACTACTTGATTGTATTCAAAGAACTTACTAAGCATACGTTGTAGCTTAGGGTCTTTCTTACCAAGGAAAGAAGTACCATCTAGGTGCTTAAGTTTCTTTGGTAGTTCTAAATTTTCATAATGAATGTTGTAGTTATATAGCACACCATCATCATCAACCAACTCTAGTATTTCAGTTGGCTTATAATTCCTCATACCTTCTAACACACCCTGATTTAATACCCAAGGTTGTTGGCGTAATGTTTCTAATGCACGTACAAAAGGTTTATCTAAGTACTCATGAAACAGTTTACTGTTAGTCCATCCCTTAATGAATGGCTCTTTAGTAAGGTTACTATATAGACCAGCTATAGGTAACAAAGGTTCAAATGAAGTACCTATTAATGTAGGCTTAATATTGTCAGGCATATTGACAATACGTACCATATATGGAGCCTTAAATCCATCATACTCTCTGAAGATATCTATTAAGCTATCTTGGAGAAATGTTTCGAGTAGAATGTCTCCAAGAGCGAGAGTTGATTTGATGTTGCTTTCATCAGTTCCAATAGCTCTTGCGATTCGTTTTCCGATAAGGTCACTTGCAAAAGTAAGTTTAACTGATGCGCTATGAGTTGCATTCTTGTTGCGAATACAGTAGCGGAGAAGTGTGTCCCACGATTCATTTACAAACCTTTCTAAGTCATATTCCCATGTTGGATGATGTGCTAGTAGTCGAGCACCCTCATTATAAATCTTATCTGAGTTGACCACGACTTTGGCTACTCTTTCAGATAGATATTGTACTGGATTCATGTATTCCTTTTATTGAAAGTCTACGAATGTATTTTGTTGTAGTCGTCCTGTACCAGCATCATACTTAGTAGTACCACAGTCACCTGTGAGACCAGTAAAGCGAGACTTAAGAACACGAAGACGAATAGTATTACGCATTGCTTCTGTTTCAGCAATCATATTACGTGCAAAGGCGATAATATCAAATGAAATTTGTTTGATAGAACCAGAACCTTTGATGTCATCAATAGTAGGTAAGTTACCTTCTTCAAAAGGCTTTTCACCTTTACGTAGGTGAGATACAACACCTAACCATACGTTATGTTTCTTAGCTATCTTAAGTAAGTCAGACATAACAGAGTCAACTGCCTCATTACCTGTCTTACCCTTAGCACCTTCAGATACAGCAATAGTGATGTGATCAAGGATAATATACTTACAACCCATCAATGCTAAGTGTTCCATCTTATCAATAAGTGACTCATCACTAACAGAACCTTGATGGTCTAATAAGATTAATCGTTCATCACCAAATACTGTTTGGAAAGCTTGATATTGTTCTTGTTCAGATACAACATCAACATTAAGATTCTTTTTAAGTTGCATACTAATAAACTTCTGAGCAGTATCACCTACAGATTCCTCAAGGGAAACCATACCTACCATGTCAGTAGTTTTACTTAAGATTTCAAATACAATTTCTTTAATAACAGTTGATTTACCTGAGCCAGTACCTGAAGTAAACAATACAATCTCACCTTGTCTCATGCCATATAGCTTTTCATTTAAGCCATTTAAACAATGAGGATAAGGTACAGATACAGTAGACTGTCTACGCTGGTATTGTTCCCAGATCTCTTCACCTTTAACTACACCAGCAGGACTGTATGTACGAGCATTAAAGATACACTTCATTAACTCTGCTGAACCATGTTTAATTAATACATCACATGGATCTTTCTCAGGTAAGTCTGCTACCTTAATCTTATCGTAACCAATAATCTTAGCTGCTTGTTGAGTAGCTTTCTTACCTGGCTCATCCATATCAAACATAAGTACTACTTCATCAAAGCTACGAAGGTACTCACGTTGATTAAGAATTAGAGCCATTGCTGATGCCGAAGGAATTGCGACTGACGGATAGAACTTAGAATATTTATCGTGTTGGGCCTGTGCCACGGCAAGCGCATCCAGTTCTCCTTCAGTAATAACAATGCGCTTACCACCTGAGGAAACATTCTGGCCAAATAACTCAGTGTCTTTAAAGTCACCATGTATAAGGAATGTTTTAGGTAGTTTACGTTCCTTATAGGCAACAACGATACCGCCACGAGTATATGGGTAGAAGTGACTACTGATTGTACCATCTTCTGCATACGATACTTTAACTCCATAATGAGATGCAACCACTTTTGTGATAGCTCTTTCTTGAAATCCTCTAGTGTCATAATCTTTAATTTCCTCTAAGGTATGCATGTCGTAATTCTCTTTGTGATATACAGTTGGTTTAAAGTTAGGGTCTACAGGTGAAGACTTCTGACAGCTAAAGCAGAAGCCATGGCTATCATCTTCCTTGTAGCTAAATGCGTCTGATGAACTACATTTAGGGCATGGTGCATGTATCCAGCGGGACATATTAATTCCACTCCCTTTGTTCCTTCATATCTCTAATTTCTTTTCTACGCTGTCTAGCCTCTTGTTGAGTAGACTTTTTCTTTTGGAATTGATTTTTAAATTCATCCTTAAGACTAATATATTCTTTTAAAGGTTCAGGTTTTTTATTTTTCATAGCTTTGGTTTAAGAAATTTTACTGCCCCAATATTCCCATTGTAATAGAGGCGTTCTCCATCAGGTGTTTCAACTCTCGAAAGGACTTCACATTCCCACTGCTCTTGGACTTCCCGATACGTAAGCATTCCTTTTCCGAATACCCATTCGTAGATAACAAAAGTAAATGAATCAAGTCCGTAGTAGTCAATATCATCCAAGAGTTCTCTGCACGAGGATTTATAATCTCTCCAATCACTTTCTTTTCGAGTGATGGTTCTTCGTTTAGCTCCTGGTAGTAGTCGTTTTGATTCACTGATTAATTGCTTTCTTCCAATGTATCGTCTTCCTGACTGGAGGTTTTCGACATAGTAGATAAATCCAAAGGCTCCTTCTGGTCTGTCTGTGAGAGGATGCCAATGTCCGTAGTCCATAATAATCTTTCTTTTATCTCTTCAAAAGTTAGTGGTCTGAGATCTTCCTCAAACTCCCTGATGTAAATGCAGTTAGCACATTTCAAAAAGTTATTATACCACAGGTCTCCCTGTTTTGCTTTCCACAGCTCGATAACCTTATCCCACAAGAGGTTATTGGGAGTGTCTTTAATAAGCTTTTCAGCTGTCTTAGTTCCTACTCCACGTAACCCTTGGATGTTATCTGTAGCATCTCCTGTAAGGATTTGAGTCATCAAGAAACGATAAGCCTGTGAGTCATCCATATGGTATATCTCACCTGTCCTAAAGTTATGATGCCATCCTGTGATAGCATTAAGATCTTTGTCTATGTGAGATACAATATATAGTTTACCTTCATCAAGAGCTTTACGGGCAGTGATACCACAGAGATCATCTGCCTCACCTTTATCGCTTAATACACAAAAGTCTTTAGCGTATTCATATAGCATTTCAATACGATCTTTTACTTCTGGTTCAATAGTATCTTTACGATTACCCTTATAAGCAATATCAACCTCATACCTAAAGTTGTTACTACCTTTAATGAACACAACACCATTAGAGGCGTTAGTGTTCTCCATAATTTCTTTTAGTTTATTGTCAAGACCCTTCTTGCATTTAGCAGGAGAGGGTTCAACAAAAGCAATTTGATACATGATACTGTCTGCATCTATAATTGCTAAATCAAATTCAATATCATTCATTCCATCCACCTAGCAATTAAATTACCTACGTAATCAGATAGCTGAATACCACCTTTAATAGCATCTATTATTTCATTAAGGATAAACCCTAATAAAATAAATGGTGATAATAATGTTATGTATGTTATTCCAATACTATGTTTAATGTACTTCTGCATATGTTTTTCCAATGTGAGCGTCACCACCCATACAATTAACTCCAAACCATTTAGGTGCTTCAGTGAATGCTTCAATGGCTAACTCTTTTACTTCTTCAGCGTATTCATCTTTAACTACCACAGCTAATTCATCATGATAATGAATAGCAAAGTAAAAGTGTATACCACGTTCAATTAGTTTACGTTTAAGATAAACAATAGCTGCCTTACATGTAACACCTTCAGCTGTCTGAAGCAGATAGTTTAATACTTGATGACCAGAGCTAACAAAGATTAGTCTACCATCAATACCACGGATAAAAGCTTTCTCTTTACCAAATGTACCTGATGTTCTTTCAAACATACTATTAAGATTATCTTTAAGTTCTTTTAATCCTGGAATAGCTGTTTCAAACTTATCTTGAGAAGCTTTACCGATAGCAGCATCACGTTTACCTGTAAGGATTAAACCAGATTTACCTGCACCTGCTCCAAAGAGATAAGCATATAGCCAAGGTTTAGCTGTCTTACGAGAGCATGGATATACTGTGCTAAGAATCTCAGCATTCTTTGTATGCACATCACCATTGATTACTTCATTAGTAAAGGAATCATTGTTAATGTAATGACATAGACCCCGCATCTGGTTACCAGCAGAATCAGCTCCAACAATGGATGTTCCAGGTTCGCATATGAGAAGGCTTCGCATCTCTTTTCCGTATACCGAATCCACACTAGGCAAATTAGCCACAAGCTCATGGCGACAACGGAAAGTTGGAGTGCCAATAGTCCACATACGACCGTGAAGACGATTATCACGGGATCCTTTAACAGCTTCAATCCAGCCTTCCAAGATACCTTTTCTTGATCTGATTGTATAGTATTCACTAACCAACATAGCATCAGGGCCAAGCCGTTCAAGAGATGACTCGGTAATCTTAGGACTTTTATTAACAAACTTTCCATTAATTCTTTCAACGTTCCATTCATCTGGTTCCCATCCAAGACTATACAACCAGTCTTTTACTACTTCAATACTACCAATCTTACCTTGCTCAAAAGCAATACGACAATATGGACCAGCAATAGGTCTATCTTCTCGTCCTGACTCTTGAGTAAGTCCAAAGTGTTTAACAGTTGCTACTGTATAGCATCCATCTTTTCGCCAAGCAGGTTCTTTGTATTCATCTGCTTTATCTACTTTTAAGCATCGCATACCAATCTTAGGCTCAAGTACTGCTTCAATAGCTTCAAGCTTATTATTGATTTTAGTTAACAGAGTCTGAGCACCCGCCATATCAAACATCCATCCTTTGTATTGGATTTCAGATTCAATAGTAGCAAACTCCATTTCAACTTCAATACCTGTTTTATATGTAGGATGTTTAGATATAATTTTAGTAGCTTCTTCTACAAGTACCTTGTATACCTTAACATTAAGTTCTACATCTCGAATACAATATGTAAGCATTTCTTTACTATACTTATTGAATTCATTAAATTCTAGTTTAGGAAAACCTAATTTAGAACCCCAACCTTCAAGACCATGTTTGTGATCTCGTTTGTATTGGTTAAGCATAGATAGTATCCAAGTGTCTACTAACTTTACTGTATCAGGTGGACTCCATCCCAGTAAATGTTTAAGCACAACAAGGTCATAACCAATAAAATTATGACCGAATAAAATATCAGCAGTGCTGATGAAATCAAGACCTTCTTTAAGTGAGGGTAGTTCATTATCATAGTCCGAAAAAGAATACACAGTACCTGTATCTGAATCAACCGCTACTAGACACCATATGGTATCTACTTTAGGCATCAGGTCGTTTGTTTCTATGTCTACACATAGCCTTAGTTTTTTCATAATAAAATTTGTCCATAATAGGTAGCATAAACTGACTCTAAGATTCTTGCTTCTATTTCAATAGGATCAAAGAAATATTCATCATGTATACTGTCCATATCATTCTTATACTTTGGAATCTTAATACCAGTACTACCTGTTAAATGTTGACAGGCATGAACGATCTCGTGGCATAGTACACAAATGAATTTCTCCATAGCCCAATCACTATACTCACATTCAGAAACAAATGGATCTTTTACTTGTATAAGTATACGATCATCTTGTTCATTAAACATAGTGATACCCATCTCTGCGCCAATAGGATATTCTATTGCACAGATTTGTATTTTAAAACTAGAGTATTGTATTGGTCTATTAAACCTTTCAACATAGTCTTCTAAACAATCAAAGAATAATTTACCTATTTCTCTATCACAGTCAGGTAAGCATAGTACTTCTACTGTAATACCAGGAAATAGTTTATTTTTCACGTTCAACTACCTTAACATTAGGTGAACCTAAACTTTGTAGTTCTTCTGCCATAGTTAAAATTAAGTCATTAGCCATTTCTATTTGTTCTTCTTGATCATTAACTTGAGTTATTAATCTCCAGTTATATACACCAAGGAATAATACAAGTGCTACTAACAAATAAATATCTACCATAATAGTCCTGTTCTAGCCAACCATTCTTTAGAGGCTAATTTTGTTGTTGAGTATTCTTCATTGACTAATACATTATTAGCTTTTAGAAAATCAATACCTTCAGTACATTTATATTCATCAATATAGACTAACCGTTTAATACCAACTTCACTAATAAGCTTTGCACAATCAATACAAGGACTAAGGGTACAGTAGAGAGTAGCGCCATCACTAGATAAGGTTGATCGAGCCAACTTAGCAATAGCCTGAGCTTCAGCGTGTAGTACCATTGATTTAGTTTGTCCATCATCTGTTTGAGTTTCATTATCCCATCCTCGTGGTGTTCCATTATAAGAGAAAGAGATAATGTTATCATTCTTAACGATAACAGCACCTACTTTACGGTCTTTAGCATAGCTTTGCTGGGCTACTAACTGTGCTATCTTCAGATAAAACTGATCCCAATCTTTCTGAGTCTTCATATTGTATCACTAGCTCCTGTAGTTTTTTACATACTTCTGTTAAGTGCCATAGTTGAGTATGGTCTTTAGGTGGTTTAACTAAAAACAAAATACTTACTATGTCACCATGATCTTCAATGAGCATATTGTTTATCCCATAAGTCATAGTTCTTTTGTTTTTGTTTATATGCTGCTGTTACATTAACACGTTCTAATTTCCATTCATCAGCTAATAGCTGCATCATAGCAATTAATTGACCCATTTCTTCTTCAAGATGAGCCTTGTTTGTTATGTTTGTAACAGGTGATACATGGTCTACACCAAAGCGTAATGCCTTAGAAATAGCTTGTATTACTTCAGCACATTCTTCTTGTGTGATACGTGCTATAAGGTTATTCTTCGATGACATCAATATCTACCACGTTATAAGTTTCTCCTTTGAGCATACCATCACTGTCAATAAGACAGTCTATTGTATTTAAAGTTTGATCTTTAGATAGTTCATCTCTAAGTTCAAACACAACTGTTACGATTGTCTTTTTCATGTTCACTCCTATTAGGGGACAACTGCGGTTTAAGGTTGAAACTCTTCAGCATTTATATAGCTGCGGCTACTAAGCTCTCTGATGACTTCACCTGGTAATTCATACACACCATCGTAGTCTTGCAGAAACATGGATTCATCAAACCACAAACCACCACCACAATCTTCACCTAATAGTTTGTGTTCAAAGTATCCATACTTAGCATCAAGATCAATACAGATTTCAAAGTTACGACTGTTAATTGTTTGATTATAATTGTAAGTTTTACACCATTCTTGTGTAGACATATTAATCTTTCCTTAAATTGTTACTTAAGTTATAAAACAATTCTGACTTAGAAGCTTTAAGTTGTAACAATAGCATTGTTTCTAACTCATGCATCTCTTGATCAGTACCATATGCTAAGATCGTCCTGATGAAGCGTGAGGGACAATCATTGTATTCTGCAAGCATCGACTCAGAACTGCAGACATATCCATCATCTGCTGTTCCCTTGTGCTTTCCGATATACTTTCTGTCTGTGTCTTTATTGACCCAAAGATAACAAAATGACTCACCGCTTGGGCTATAAGCGTCAGATTCACTGGACACTTCTCCATCTGTTACTCCTTCAATATGGTTTGTCCATAGTTCTTTTAGGTATGCTAACATAGGCTTACCCTTAGGTGCTCTCCACATGACAACAAAGGAAGGTGTTCCTTCGTTCTCACATAGATATTCATACACCCATTTGTTATACAAGCCTGAGTATTCTACTTCATTTATCTTTACACGTATCATTGATTTACCTGAGTCAGATGTATAAGACTCAACCTCATCAACAGTACATTCATAGATATCGAAGTATTTATCAGTGCCACTTACAAACTTTTTAACTGTTCTTATTAAGTTCATTTAGTTTCCATTTGATAGCATCATGCCACATACCTAATGCGTCCATAATGCTTGTATGTTCACTTGAATAATCTATATCTTCACCTGTTTCATATTTAGCAACAAAATCAGCAACTTCATTTGCAGATAGATAAGCCATATTATTTGAGTAAGATTTAACAAAAGCTTTTTGTTCTTCAATATTCATTTTGCTAACATATATAAACCCACGTTACCGAGGGCATATCCAAAGTAAGTTATTGCCATTCCTGTATTACCTCTGTATAGTTGTTCTACTGATATATAGAGGTATACAAAACCTATTGTTACAATGAGCCAGCTACTCACTTGTTTCTTCTAATTTACATACAGTATTTATTAATACCATCATAGCTGTAAGAACTGCTCCATGGTTTTCACCGCATCCACTAGCTACCATAGTACAATAGTCTAATGCTTCTTCTATAGTATCTCTAGAAGCAAATAAGTTATTACGATATGGATTCAATACACTCATGATGTATTCCTTGTTGTTTGTTTAAGAATATTTGTCGGCATTTAGTACATTCATATGCTTTTGATTGTACCATTCTAAGTTCTTTTCTGCCATAGTCACCATACAGTTTACCAAAGAAAGTACGTATTTCTTTTAGTCTGTCCACTGATTATTTTTTCCTGTATCTGCAATAAACTTTTTAAGTAAGTCTATAATAGCATACTCAACTAAAGTACGTATTTCTTCATTAGTCATTTCCATAGTTAAAGTTGCGCTACCATCTTCGTGTTCATCTACGTTCTGTACTATCATTATACATCTCCTCAAATTGTTTTATTCTTGATTGTACTAAAGCCATTTCTTCTTCAAGTTGAGATAGCTGTTTTAGTACATCTTCACGTTTATCTTTATGTTTACCAGCATTACGTTTAGGATTACGAATACTGTCTCTGACTACTTTGTTTCTAGCTTTCATGTGGATATTCATTAATACCATAAATCGAATAGAAGCTATGTACTTTTTCAAAAGCATTTAAAAATTCTTTCATTTGCTTTTGATCTTCTTCTTTATCAAGAGAAAATAAACCTACATGTCTATTATTATCAATATCACGTTTTAAAGAATGGTATTGTTCTTTAAGTTCTTGAGCTACTGCTCTTGAAAAGGTTTCATGGTCTAATTCTACTTTCATAGTACAACACCTTCTTTCTTGTATTTAATAAGAGCATTCAAATACCATAGAGCTTTTTCTAACTCCTGTACTTCATCATCTTTATTACCGCATCGCATGAGGTATTTATAGATTTGACCAAACAAGTGTGCTTCTACACCTGACTTATTATCAAGCATATCAACCATTAACTCCATATATTGTTTACCTGCAGCTACATTTTTGTAGTGCTTAGGGTTAATAACTGCATCAATGCTTGATTGAATAAAGAAGTTTTCATCTAGAGTATATTCTTCTTCTTTAGCTGCCTCATAATCAATTTCTTTATTATAAGATTTTGCAAAAGTGTTATTCCATGTTTTTTCTTCAGGAATAGGAAAAGGCCATATTTGTTTTTTAGCCCATGCATCATAGAAGTCTGATTTAAATGAATCATCTCGTGGATCTTTTGATTTCCACAATTGTTTATCATCATCAATGTTCATAAATATACATCTCCATTTTCAGTTATTTTAATATCTTCATAGGGTGCAGCAACTCGGCGATAGAATTCTTGTTTAGCACCTTCTAAAGCACCTACGATATCATTAATGTATTGGTAGTTTTTACCATTACGATTAAGATATTCATTTGCAATGATTGTAAACAGGTAGTTCATTTCACCTGCAGATGTAATACCTGTATTAAGTATTGCATCAGTAATATAGTCTAAACGATCTCTATCAATGCTACGAATGTATGGCATATTAACCTCCTGAGTGTAGTGGCCAGTGTGTAAAGTTATTTTCTTTAAAGTATGTTTCTATACGTTTATCATGGGTTTCATAATAGTCATCTGCATCACTATCAGGAAATGAGTCATCAAAGAAGTCTTCTGATGTAGTCATACCATCACGATAGTAACCGATGAAGTCACAACCTTGTTCGCAGAATGTAGCTTCGATAGTATAACCTTGTTTAGTCATGTTATCGTAGAATGCTTCAGGAGGACTCCATGCTGTATCAAAGGTTAGTTGGACGAATGTTTCTTCATCACTGTCTTCAAGGGTTACATCATGGGCATCCCATTTAGTACCCCAGTTATCAATGTTAGATTGATACCAGTCATCACCTTTAGAGGATGGTACGAAGTATTCAAACAAACCATCTAAAAAGGTTTCATCACCATTAAACATTCTATCATGTAGCTCTTTGATTTTAGCTTTTTGTTCATCAGTATTTGCAGTGATGATTACGCTGTTTGCTGTCCAGTTAGGCATTGTTATCTCCTGTTGATGTTGATTGGTGATTCATAGGTTAGGATTGCATATATGATTCCTAAGCTACTTCCTATTATGATAACTTTTAGCACAGTTAACCAGAATTCTATTGTTGCAAATACGAACATTAAGCTTAGCATAAAAGCTAGTAATTTTCTGTAGTTATAAGGAATCACAGGTAATACTCCTTTACAGCTTCAATAGCATCTTCTAACGTATGATGTACTTCAGTAGCATATTGTGTTATGAATGGATGTTCGAATTGATCTTTATCCATAACAACAATAATGATTTTATTTTTAGTATGTGCATGAGCTATTTCACATACAGTACCCCATTTCTTTCCTGGTAGACTGTCTGATAAGTTAGCTAATACAACTGTACTATAGGCGATATCTTGAAGGTCTGCTTTCCATACTCGTCTTGCAGCATTTTTGCTTGTCAGATGGTTACTGTCAACGAAAGATGTTCTACGAGTTGGGTCTAACGTATCAACACCAAAGTTAGCTAGTTCAAAAGAAGCTTCTGTTCTCCATTTCATTGCTTGTTCTTTGGTTAATCCTTCAATAGGGCCAGCAAGATAGGTATGTTCTTTATGCCTCAACATTAATTTCCTTTAGGATAGTTAATTTATTTGCTGTGAACCAGAGACCACCTTGACTGTAAGGTCTTATGTGTTCTGTATATCCTTCAATTTTAACTTCACACCATACACGACCTTTTTTAGATAGGTGTGGCGCTATAGGTAAAGAACAACAGTGCCAACCTGGTCTATGAGCATATCCTTTGGTAGGATGATCTTCAGCATCATAGGTTATACCTACAAAGAGTATTTGTGGTCGATTAATAAATAATGGACCATAAGTACCGTTTTTACGTTTACGAAACAGTTTGTATGCGAATATTGCTTTCATATGGTTCCACTTCAGTCCATGCTGCAAAATGATATACGTTATTCATAGCGTCTGTGACATATGAATACATACCATCAATGTTATGTAGGTTGTAAATACGATCATCATCAACAAGAGTGAAGAGTGTATTACGTTTTACCTCATACAGTTTCATAATTGATAAGGACGATGAATGTATAAGTTACATTTTTTGTTAGAACAGTTAGATACTTCTTGAGTACTACCTCCTACACAGTCAACACAGAAGTTACGAATAGCGGTTAATGGAGAGATTGTACGAGATGCTTTTTTAGCTTCTTCTTTAGCAATCCAGTTAGCTAGTGTTTTACCGCCTTTAGCATGTGCTTTGGCTTTTTCTTTACGCCATTTTTCAAGAGCAATAACTCCTTTAGCTTGTACTTCAGGATTCATTGGACGCTTCTTTTTGATTTGTGATACGGGAATTGAGATTGTCTGCATGGTTTTGTGCCTCATTAAGTGTTAAAAATTGAATTGCATTCATTAAGCTGATATCACGACCAGCTACTCCGTAGTATGTACGGTCAAATCTTTCTTGGGTATATACAAAATACTTTGATGAAAGAAAGTTATTAGAAGGGTTCGTATTGACTATTTTTAATCTCCTCAAAGTTGGTTACACAGGCATGATATATTGCTGCATGATCTAGATTAGATAGTTCATCAGTAATATCTTTTAGTAGTATGTCATTACGGTACAATAATACTTGGTATTCATAACCGTCATGCATGAGACCTACCCAAGGTTCTGCGGGTTCAACAGAATAGAGAACTATTGTTTCGGTATCTTCATAGTCTGTATAGTCGAAGTCCCATAGTACGTCTGTATTGAATTCACCTTCGTAGATATCGTTCATGCTTCCCTCGCTTTCAGCATTGCGTCTGCCATTTCATATGCAAGACTAGCCATTTCTGAATACATGACAACTTCACCTCTGGAGGCGCAACCAGAAAGCGCACCTTGCATAGCCTTTGCCGCAAAGTAGTCCCGCAATGTCATGCCTTGGAATGGCTCACCCCACCCATTGAATCCTTCGTTTGGAAAGGCTGGTGGGTTGTTCATTGTAACACCTGTAAGATTATGTTTATAGCTTGGATAATCATTATTTGCTCTTGTGGATGGAGTTCTTCCCAAGGTTTAGTTGGAGTAGGCCACTTTTTACGGATAGCCTCGTAGAATTGTTGGACTTCGTTCATACTCTTTTTCCTTGAACTTCTAAGTCAATACATGTACCATCTACTTTAATACCATCACGTTTTCCTTTTTCTATTTGTGTTGCAACTTCTCTTTTGCATTCTTTTTCATCTGTTATGTACCCTTCTGCTTGAAAGAATTGACACTTAGCTTCTATGCAAATGTATAAAACTATTATGTATATTGTCATGTGTTCTTCTCCTTGAGTTTGGCTTCAACCAGAGCGGCGTATGTGTGAAACCTTGGAATAGCCGCACGACTTTCAAGCCAGAGATTAGACTTTTCTCTGTCGGTCAGCCCTACCCATGTGCGCTGTGGTGGGGTGGTGTAAAGAGGTTTCATTGGCTCGTTTAGATGCTTTGGGCCTCGTTGTGCGCCAAGCGGGAACACGTTGCCAAATTCATCTATCCACGCCACAGGCTCTTGCTCTGGCTGTGCCTCTAGTTTGTCAATAGTGATTTGATGTGTGCGTACCAGTGCGATTAGTCGTTGAATTGTGTCCTGCTCTGTACGCTGTGGTGGGGCGGTGTAGAGCATTGATTGGTCTTTTGGTTTGTTAAACCACATTACCTGACCACGCCCGTATGCTTCTTCCAACAACTGACCAACAGGCTCTTGCGTCTGTGCCAAGGCTTCTTTTATGGCGGTGATTGCTTTGTATGCTTGACCTCTTGGGTCATCAGTTGTGTTGTGTGCAATTGTGGACAACGCCTCAAGCGCTAGCTTCAATGCTTCTTGTGTCATATATAAATACCCCATCTTTCACATTGTTTTCTGAGAGAAGGTTTTAGTTTTCTTTTGTAACATACTTTTTCTTTAGAACTTGTTTTAGCTTTTATCATTAGTTGGCTAGTTGTTTTTTGTTCTACAGTGGATGGTATCAGGATGTGGAGTCCTAAGCACATACATACGAATGCTACAAAAAGACTACGTGCTTTAGAGGGCATCAATTAAAGCTAATACTTCAGCAGCATCATCTGAGAGGTATAGCTTATCTTGGATAGCAATACGTTGTACATTGATGTCTTCAGAGATTTTCTTTAGTAGCATAGTGTAACGATCATATTCTGCTGTGAATTCTTTATCATAGGATGCTAAATCACGAACACCATTAGCAAAGTAGTATCCTGTATCGAATTCTTTTTGGAATCTTTCAAAGGGCATACGTTCATATCTGCTTGAGTAGATAGCATTGTATACTTCTTGAGCATTGTATCGTGGGTCTGTTACAACAGGAATAGATTCTTTTTGTAATTCTTCTTTTTCATTTAGTTTAGCATTAGCACGTTGAACAGCATATTTGATTTGATCTTTGTTAAGCTTAGCCATTTTAGAGTCCTTTGAGTTTGTTGTTTAAAGCAGTTAAGAAAGCAATAAATTCGTCTAGATCTTCTTTTCTGAAGTGCATATGTTCTACATTTATTACTACATCATGGTGATTTTCATTAATTTTGTATGTGATTAATGCACATGATTGTTCTGTCATTAGGTCTCCGTTAGGATAATCTAAGTGTTTTGTGTCTTTATTTTTAAAACTAAATTTGTACATATACTACCTTTGATATTAGTTAGCTATAACTAGTTAATAAAAAACCCTTCAAAGAGGATTCCTTGAAGGGTTAATTATATTTAGAATGGTGAATCATCACCTGAAGCGGCTGTAACACCAGTAGACTCTTCAGCATCGAAGTCTACAAAGTTTTCACTTTTACGTTCATATTTAACAAGCTTAGTAACTTGTACAGCTGTGAGCATATTGGAGATACCTGACTTGGTTACTTTACCGTTAGGAGCTTTGATCTCATAAGGTTTCTGCATAACCATAACATTACCGATAGAACCATTACCGATAAGCTTTGGATCAAGGGCTTCTTTAGTGGCATCTACTACACGTACTTTAGCAGCATCACTACCATCAGCCTTAAGAGCTTTCTTCTTAAGATTGATAGAGATTTTACCACCATCAATGGCTTTAACTTTACCGAAAACAGCTAACTCTTTTTCACGTTTCTTGGGAGCCTGAATCTGTAATTCATACTGTAATGTACCGAATGGATCAACAGGCTTATCTAATTTAGCCCAATGTAATTCTACATCTTTGATGATTACGTTAACTGTGTCATTTGTTGCTACTGTCATGATTGTTCCTATGGATTTAAAAGGTTATTAGTCAGTTATGACTAACTGATTGAGTAGTCCCCTAATAGGGATACTACAACGAAGGATAAAAATATGTCAAAAGGAATACACCCAAATTCCTTAGCTAATCTTAAGGTTATTACCTCGGAGACTGCACGAGCTAATCAGCTTAAGAGTGCAGCATCTAGGTCACTTAACGTCAAGTTAGCAGAGGAATTCAAGATAACGGCTAAAGCCTTTCAGAGAGCTTTAGATGATCTTCCTCAGGTATCTTCACTTGATGTGCTTAGAATGGCTATGTTTAAAGCACTTCAGGAAGATAACTATGAAGATGCAGCTAGATACGCTAATATGATAGCAGAGTATGAGAATCCTAAGCTAGCTCGGATTGAACAGACTAATACTAACAAGACAGTGGATCTGACTGATGAGGAACTTAAGAAGATAATCTCAGAAGAAGGTCTTTCAGAGTAAGTAATTAAGAGAATAGTAACATTTGTTATTATTCTCTTTTTTATTTATCTTAATTAAGTTCTTTTATTAATAATATATTAATAAATATTATTTTTTTCAGAATTCCCTATTAGGGGACAACTAGAGTTTACTTCTGAGTGAGTACGTAGGTGAATCGCATTGGGTTGACTAGGTCAAAGAAGTCACAGTCTTCAATTTCTGCACCTGACTCTTGGTCATGGAGAGCATCAAAGGCTTCTTCAATGGATTCACCGATACCTACTAAAGAGAAGTCATCACGTAGAATAGCTAAGAACATTTTAAAATTATAGACTATTACTAGCCTATACTCCATTCAATTTGTTTAATGTTTACTGACTCGATAGCAGACATACATATATTACAAGGTTTTGCATATAAGTGTCTACCTTCTTTGTTTGTCCTGATAACGAGCATTTTATGTGCTTTTGTTATATCAGAACATTTCACAATAGCTGAAACTTCAGCATGTAAAAAGATTCTCTCAGGCATATTCTGCTTTTTAGCATGTAAAGCCTGAAAAGGATGTGTCTTGGTATAACTGTTTTTACCTATACTTAAGATTTTTCCTTTCTTGTCATAGATTATTGCTGTTAGGTTTTGTTCCATTGGATACCTTGTTTACTTTCAATAATTTACCTTTAAGAAAATGTTTTTGGATACCAGTTTCAGGATCATATACGATTGATATGTCTGCTTTGACTTTGGCTTTAATACGTTTGATCAGATCAAAGTATATCTCAGCCGCTGAATGGGCCATTACGACTCTCCTTTTTAAAGGAGGAAGGAACTGACTCCTTCCTTACCATAAGCTCATTATGTTGTTTAGCTTTCTCTGCATATTCTCGATTGAGACGTTCTTGATCGGAGTCATTAAGCATATAGTCTGACACGAATATCAGAATGTATGCTACAAGGACTACTGAGAGGATGATGAGTAATGCTTCTAACATTATTTTACTACCACAAGACTATCTTCTTTGAAGAATGTTGTTTCAAACATTTCATTATCTCTTGTGCTGTATTGTGACAGTTCTTCGTATAGTTCATTAATGAGGTCTCTTGTACGACCTACACCACCTACAAACCCTACAAGTTCAGTAAGAAGGTCTAATTGTTCTTGATTGATGTGTAGTGAATAGGTGATGTTTTTGGTCAACAATACACCCATGTTTTTATCTCTCTTAATCATAATTGCTCCTCGATGATGTCTGCTAGTTCTGCGAATGTATATCCGAAGTTGTCGTTTAACTCAGCTAAGGACACTTTTGTATTATCTTGCATTGTACCTTTGAAATATTCTTTAATGTTCTTTTCATTTAGTGTTATTTTAGGATTTTCGCTTTCTACTCCTGCCCATTGCTTTACTACCCAAGGTAGTTCTGAGTCTTCGTATAGATTTCCGTCATCATAACCATCTTGAAATACATCTGGATATCCTACTGTGAATCCTTTATGCGTGTCTGAAGGAACATATTTACATATACCTCTTTCTTCTGCTATCTGGCATAGCACACCTAGACAACAGTAACTGTTATCATCTGGCCTGAGTAGAGATTTACCTTGCTCATATTTACCTGAACGTAAGGCTTCTAACCACAGTTGTTTGATTTCGGGATTCATATTGTTGTTCCTTTGTTGATGTCTACTGAATAGTTAACGATTTCTTTGTCTTGCATTGTTACATTTATTTTCCCTATGGCTTTATAGGATGGATGTACTCTACCTACTCCTTTCTCTTCGAATCTTAAGGCTAGTTGTTCTACACTGTTAATGTAGAGGTTGAAGGTTAAGTCTTGGATGACTGGTGTGGGTTTGATTCTGTACTGCATATCCTCCCACCACATTGGTGTGTCAGCTTTTAACCATTTACCATTGTCAGATAAGAATTCTATCTCTTGTCCTTTAGCCCATGCTATGATGGCGTCATGATGGATGTGTTGTTTCATTAGAGTTTTCCTTTCTTTTGTTTTAGATATTCAGCAAATACGAGGCAGAAATAGGCACGGTCTTTGAAGTATTCTCTTGCGGTCTCTTTTGTGAAAGCGTATCTGTAGGTTTTCTTGAGATACCCTGAGACTATTCCTGAGGATTCCGTGTTTAAGTTTAGTTTGTCTAGTTTTTCTGAGAAAGAATGAGCTTCGTCATAATTTAATAGATAGCATATACCAAAATGATAGGCATCAGTCGCTTTGTTACGTTCGTTGAAGTATTCTTTTGCTATTTTTAGGAGACTTTTTATGAGTTGTTGTTTGCTCATTTGAACTTTCCTTTATGTTCATTTTGATTCACTTTGTTACACTTTCAGCACACACAAAATACTTTCTACAAAAAACCTCCTCTCGCTACGTTCTCTGCATGACTTCCCTCAGTTGTCTGTTGGGTATATGTCTGGGTATATCCCTGTAGTGCTTCTTGCAAAGATTTTGTCCTCTGGTATACCCTCCTATCCCTTTCTTGTTTAAGTTCTTCTAGGAACTGTTCTAATGGTAACGTCATATAGGTATCGTATATCATAATACCCTCACTAGTTGGTCATAGGTCTCTGAGTACCCTAATACGGTACCATCTAAGTCTACCTGAGAGCACATTCCTTCAAGTGCTTCCTTTGTTTTAGCTACGAAGAATGCTACTGTTCCTCCTGTTATCTTTGTTGATAACAAGATATCACAACCAAACTCTTGTGCTGACTCTTGGACTTCTTCAAAGGTGTCTAGGCAGAAGTCATCTGGTGTTACTGGTGTTAACAATATGTATCGCATGTTTATCCCCTTGTGGTGAGTGTGTTATGTGGCCTTGGTACTTACCCCAAGAGGTCTCTCAGTTATCTACCCGAGAAGAGCATTGCTAGTTATGCTTCGATTACTTCATTAAACCATACATTACCATCCCATCCTTGTGTGACACCGAAGTATACTTTCTTGCCTACAAGGTTACGAGCAATCTTATACTCTCTACGAGCATGTTCAACATCTCTTGTGATGGACATCTTACGGATAGTTTGTTGGTCATCTACTGCATACCAGTATTTGTTCTCTTTATCTACAAAGACTGCCATCAGGATAGATGGTGTAGATGTGTAGGCTGTTGTTGTTGTATCGCCCTTGATTGCAAAGGCTGGTTTGACTGATGCTACTGACATAACGTTCTCCTTGAGTTAATGTGAATAGGTGGTATGTTACCATCCCATAGGCAGGTACTTACCCCTGATGCCCTGGTCTCACTTATACTCGTGAAGAGTGTACTATCAGTATGTTACTACTTCATAGTATTGTGGATCGTACTCATTGAGCACCTTGACAGATGTAGTCTTGGCGATCAATACCTTAGTGAGTCTATGGTAGATGAAATACATTACAGTTCTCCTTGGTTGTGTTTGTCTTTAAGATCACGAATCAAGTCTATTGATTGCATACCAGCAAGCACACCTGATCCTAGCAATACGAAGATAGGTAGCAAACCACCTTGACCTTCGACATAGATAGCATCGATAGACCATGCAGCAGCACTATACCACAGAAATGCAGTGAGGATGTTAAGGGTTGTGTACATGTTAATCTCCTTGAGTTATGTACGGACACAGAGCAAGATCGCTCTCCATTGGGTTGTTACACCCAATAGGCAGAGATCTTATTAAAGTAATTCGTATCCTGACATTCTCTCCTTGGTCTTCCACTCAGAACAAAGCAAGTCACCAAGCAAGACCTCATCAACACGATAGTCACAAGTATTATCGATAGAGTTAGCCAACCAAGCAGCAGCATTAGCTTCAGCAACAGTATCAAAGCTAGCAACAACACACTGAGGAGCAGAGGCAGACACAGCGTAGACAACAAAAGAAGAAGACATAACAAACCCCTTTTAGAACAGAGCAAGACGCTCTCGGAAAGCCCCACAAGGAGCCAACCGAGAAAGCCCTTAAGACTTACGAGTAGCCAACAGGAACAGGTCAACAGTAGACATGTCACTGTACCACTCACTACGACCCCAAGCATTAAGCAAGTGACCACAGGCAGTAGAGAAGGACAAACCAAAACCACGGCGAAGACAAACGAACAAGAGGATAGAACGCATAATGAACTCCAAGACAGCGCTAACAAAGGAAGTCGACAGCACCAGCGCCACAGCACCACCGACAGAGGAAGAGAGACAAGAACGACCCGACACCGCAGCACGACCGACCACCACGAGACAGGGGGGTCACACGACACAGGGAGGGGAGAACAAACAAACCCATGATTCTTTTTCACACACAAAGACTAAGGGGCTATAGAAAAAAGTATAAAGAGTAGTCCCCTAATAGAGAAACTATAACGAAACCCCCATGACAACTATCTCAAACACCCGCAAGCTAGAGGCTTTAAGGGAACTAAAGCGCAGAGAAAAACTCGCAGAATACCAAAATAACTTTGAATTATTTGCGAAAGAGCAAATCAAGATTCTACCCAAAGACTCCCGACTAGGATTCCAACCATTTGACTTTAACGATGCACAAAAGATTGTTAATGATGCGATTGAGGGTCAACTAAAGGAGACTGGGAAAGTCAGGGCTATTATCCTAAAAGCCCGACAGATGGGTCTTTCTACCTATACTACTGGTAGAGTATTCTGGAAGTCTTATTTTAATGCTTACAACAAGTCAGTTGTTATGGCTCATGATGCCGCAACATCTGATGCCTTGTTTACTATGTCCAGGAATATTATTTCTAATATGCCTGAGTCATTCTCACCTACTCTAAAAAGATCTAACGCAAAAGAGATTATGTTTGAACATAATGACTCTGGTTATAGACTCTATACAGCAGGTTCTCCTGAGGCGGGTAGGGGTATTACGCCTACAATCGCACATCTTTCAGAAGTATCCTTTTGGCTCCATGATGAAAAAATTTTAGCAGGATTATTTCAGGGTATTTCCCAAGCAGACGGTACCGAGGTTATTCTTGAGAGTACTGCCAATGGGGTAGGTAATTCATTTCATAGACTATGGATAGATGCTGTAGCTGGTAAGAATGAATATATACCTATATTCGTACCTTGGTTTCTTATGTCTGAATATCGTAGGAAGGCACCTGAGGGGTTTGAGAGAACAGATGAGGAAGAGATATTAGTTACAAGGTTTAACCTAGATAACGATCAACTATACTGGAGGAGACTCAAGATAGCTGAGAGTGGGGTAGACAAGTTTAAACAAGAGTATCCAGCGACTCCTGAAGAAGCCTTTATTGTTTCAGGTTCTAATGTATTTAATATTGAAAAGTTAAATAGTTTAATACCACAACCAATATTAGCTCAGAGAGAATTTAACTTTGAGAGTATGATGATGGAGGATGCTAGGCAGGGTTCCATTGAGATATTTAAATATCCATCTTTTGATCAATCTTTTGTTATAGCTGCGGACGTATCCTTAGGGGTAGGTAAAGATCATTCTGCTGCGGTAGTTATGAATGCAGATAAAGAGGTATGTGCTACATACAGAAATAATATGATTGATCCCAGTAAGTTTGGGGATCTATTGTTTTATCTAGGAAGATACTATAATAACGCTTTAATGGCGGTAGAATCTAATAGTATGGGTATTGCTACATTAAATAGACTAGTTCAAATGGGCTATGTTAATATGTATTATCAGACTAAGATGGCTAATGTATCCAAGGATGAGGGATTAAGGATGGGTTGGAGAACAACAACATCCTCTAAGCCAGCTATTATTGGATTTCTTAAGAGTGCTATTGAACAAGAGGAAATATGGATACCTTCAAGAACTATTATTGGGGAGTTAATGAATTATGTGGCTGATGACAATGGTAGGACAAATGCTATTGTTGGTCACAATGATGATACCGTTATCGCTCTTGCTATTGCTCTGGAAGTGATCAGGACACACGGAGATAGACTAACAACGACTAATGTTCCTTTTACACAAAAGATGGGGAACTTTCAACAATTAGAAACAACATGGATATAGGTGTAATATGGCAAAAGATCCTAGATTAGAGAGAGCAGGTGTATCTGGTTTTAATAAACCTAAAAAGACACCTAGTCATCCTACAAAGAGTCATGTAGTAGTTGCTAAGAGTGGTGACACTGTTAAGACTATTCGGTTTGGTGAACAAGGTACTCAGGGGTCTCCTAAAAAAGAAGGAGAGTCTGAGTCATACAAAAAACGTAGAGAATCCTTTAAAGCCAGACATGCAAGTAATATTGCCAAGGGACCGTTATCAGCGGCGTACTGGGCTAACAAAGTAAAGTGGTAAAAGAATATGGCTATTGATTTAAACCTACGTGGTAAAGAAAAAGAACAACTAAAGGCTTTGATTAAAGTTCAGAAGCCTAATAAGCTTGTTAACCCAAAACAAGATGGTAAATTAAAAGAAGCTGATGGTCAATACTTGGCTATCAGAGGACAGAATAAATAATAAACAAAGTTCCCTTGTGTCCAACCTTGTTGGCTACTCATGGGGAAGGAACAAAGTAGTAGCACTTTATTAAAGGAATAAACACATGGGACAATTAAATTTAGGTACAGTATTTACTAGTGTACCAACAAACGAAGCAGGCATTATTGGAGCAAACATTCCTGTTATTATTCCTTCTAATGGAACAGTAGCAACTAACGGAACAATTACGTTAACAACAGCATTACCAGCAATTTACCCTGATGCATGGGTATGGTTACCCGCTGGTGCAGTAGTAGGTGGATCCGCAGGATTATATTTAGCAGGGTTTACCAGTACTACTGTAGGTCAAATATATACAATGTATTATAATGTAACAACTACACCTTTTGTTCCTTATGAACCAGCACCCGAGCTACATGTCAATGTAGTAGGCTCTAATAGTGCATATACACAGACTACCGCTACTGATCTTTCTTTAATTAGAGCTATTGTCCCTGGTAACTTAATGGGACCATTTGGTGAATTAATGATTAAGTTATTAATTTCTACACCTAACAATGCTAATAACAAAACACCTAAAATTGTGTTTGGTTCTACAACTATCCACAATGCGGCTATTACAACTGCCTTATGTAGTAATATTGCTAAAGATTTAGTTAATCGTGGCAGAACTAATAGACAAATATGTACTCCTCTTGCTTCCCTTGGTCATGGTGCTTCTACAACAGCCGCAGTATATGGCACAGAAGAAACTAAAAATGATTTAGCATTAAGCTTTACTGGTCAACTAGCAACAGCTACTGACTACATGGTTATTGAATACTGCGTTGTTAACGCAGTTTGTAGTTAAAGAATACTAGGTCATTGTTGACCTTGATTGAATGATTGAATAACCCAGAAAGGTTAACAATGGCAGATAATACAACTACCCCTATCAGACTTACTGACAGGTATAAAGAACCAGTAGGTGATAATGAACTATTAGCTATGATCGAACAGGGTGTAATGAACTCTGTTGGTGACTTCTTAAACAGTTCTGACTTGGCTCGTGAAAGACAAAAGGCTACATACGAATATGGTATGATGCCACAGTACCACTTGACCCCTCAAGGTGTGTCTCAGATTGTTTCATCTGACACAGTAGAGGCTGTTGAAGGGTACACCGCTATTATTGCTGAACTTATGTTTAACAATAATAAGCTGGCCAGATTTCTTCCTGCTGGACCAACACCCACAGACTACCATTATGCAAAGGTAGCTTCTGATTTAGTTAACTATGCTATCTTTAAACAGAATCCTGGTTGGGAAATCCTTAATACATGGGTTAAGTCAGCTCTTTTGTGGAAGAATAGTATTGTTCGGTGGGAGTTTATTGAGGATTTTGACTATAATTTTGAAGAATATGACTCTATTTCTCAAGAGAATTTAGACCTTATTTTGTCAGATTCTGATGTAGAAATCATAGGAAACCTCAATTATGAACAAGAATTAACAACAAACCCTGATGGTAACTCAGAGTTTCAGGTAGTATACAAGGATGTTCGTTTAAAACGTAAAACAAATAAGACACGAGTTCTTATTAAGAACGTACATCCAGAATGTTTTAGGATTACAAGGGATGCTCACTCACTAGATGATGCAGCATTCGTAGGTATTCAGATTGATATGACCCGTTCTGAGGTCAGAAAGTTTTTCCCCGATATTGCAGAGAACATTGATTGGGACGCTATTGGTGATGGGTCATATGATTGGGCCACCAAGTACACCGAAGAGCAGGCTGCTCGAAAGCGCTTAGTCGGCGAAGAGTACTGGCTAGGGGGAAATTCAAGGGAGCTATTCCCTTCAGAAGCTAACAGACAATTAACTGTTATCGAGTGTTGGTTAAGGGTAGATAGAGACGGAGATGGTATTGCAGAATTAAAACACTTCATTATTGCAGGGTCAACAATCCTGCTTGAAGAAGATTGTGATATGATTCCCTTGGCAACTCTTTGTCCCTTTGAAGTACCTCACGAATTCTTTGGTATTAGCGTTGCAGATATGGTTCGTCCATCTACATTAGCTACCACAGCTATTCTTCGTGGCTTCGTTGAGAATGTATACTTAACTAACTATGCACCTAAATTAGCTGACCCTAATGTAGTAGACTTTAGTGCTCTTCAGAATATGAAGCCTAAACAGATTATTGCTACTAATGGTAACCCCATGACAGCTGTATCTGCTATGACACCAGACACTATTAGTCCTGGTACTGTACCAATCCTAGAGTTGTTACAGGTTCATAAAGAACAAGCTACTGGTATGGGTAAGGCTGCTCAAGGTTTAAATGATACACTATATGTATCAGGTAACAGTGAAGAAAAGATGCAGAAGGCTATGTCTGCTGCACAAGTACGTATCCAGTTTATGGCACGTAGGTTTGCTGAAACAGGCTTTAAACGTTTATGCGATGGTGTATACCGTACCATGAGATCTAAGCTCCGTGGTAAAGTAGTTAAATACACTGATCAGAACGATATTTTCAAGTCAGTTGATCCATCAACATTACCCAACAATATGCTCATGTATATTGATGCGGATGTAGGTGAGAATGGTAATAGTAACGTTGTTAAAAAGATGACTATGGTTGGTCAACAGCTTTTACCCGCATTAATGCAAGCAGGTGCTGGTGGCGCAGTTAATCCAGAGGCAGCTGTACGTATTGCGTGTAAGACTCTTGAAGCTATGGATTTAGACCCATTAGATTTTCTTGTTGACTATACGACTCCTGACTTTAAGCAAAAGGCTCAAGAGTCAAGAGATAGCGAAATGAAAGCTAATGAGAAGCTTAGACAATTAGAAGAACAAGTTAAGATGTTAGATATGGCTCAAAGACAAGCTACTATTGATTTGACTAATGTTCAAGCTAAGAATGCTCTACAAGATAACACAAAACAATTAATGGTTGCATTAGATAAATCCTATCAAGAATGGGGTAAGATCTACATACAAGCAGCTAAAGAAGGTGTTGATCCACCTAAACAACCTGATATCAAAGCTCTCTTAGCTATGGCTAAAGAGTTTATCACATCAGACTCGCATGGAGATGCTTCCAGACCCGCTAATGGTATGGAGACTCCTCAACCTCAAGGACCAGCGGCAGCAATGCCACAATAATAGTAAGATATGGATAAATATAAAGATGGGTTTGAAAGAAGAGTCAAACCAAAAATGAACCATGAAACTGGTGAATATAAAGTTGAACCTTTCCGAGATGCTCAAGTGGCTCTTGGAAAGGCCGAGTTCTCAGTAAGAGAGCGTGAGCAATTCTTTGGTGATGCATACGGAGAGATCTTAGCGGATCTCTTTGTTACATGGCTTAAGACTGAGCCTCATTGTTCTAAAGAGAGAGAATTCTTATATCACACAGCTATGGCACTAGGCTCTGTTAAAGAGAAGTTAATCGGTATTGAAAGATACGGTAAAAACGTTCAGTTTATGAACAAACAAAAACAGGAATCCCAAGAAGGGGAAGAAGGCAATGAGTAAACATTCAAACGTTAAAGAAGTATTAATTCGTTCTAGAGAAGAGATCCTACGTGAACTATCTAGAGCAGGAGAAAATGGCGGTACGGGCTTAGCCCAACGCTATGCACCCATCTTAGTAAGCCTACAAGGTGCTATTGATGTGATTGATCGAATGAACGATCAACCTATTAAAAGTAAACCAGAGGTTGAAGACAAAGAAGCATTTGTCAAAAAGATGGCGGCAGCTAAGGCTGCTAAGAAAACTGCTGTTGCAGTTTAATTGGACACAAAGGTAAATAATTTATGAATCTACAACATCTCTCTACCAACACCCCTGCCTCAGAAGTGAGTAGCAAGGACTTTGATGACGGAAGTTATAGTGCAGATTTGGAAGCAAAGAGTCTTGATGACATTCTCCGCAACTCACCAGCAGCTAAAATGCTTGGGTTGAAAGAAGAATCTCTACCAGAAGAAGACTTAGGCGTCCCAAATCCAGATGAATCATCGGAAGAAGAAGCCCAAAAAGAGAACGATGAGGAGTCTGAAACTGACCTAGATGAAGAAGAAGAATCAACAAATTCAGAAGAAGAAAGTAAAGATGAGGATGATACGTCTACCCAAAACTCTGAACTACCTTCCGAAGAAGATATTGATTGGGAATATAAAGTACCTGTAACCGTTGACGGTAAAACAGAGTACGTAACCTTAGAAGAAATCCGTAAGGGTTATTCTACTGATAAACATCTATCTCAAAAGGGGCGTGAACTAGGCGAACTGAAGAAACAGGTCGAACAAGAAAGAAATGAAAAGCTTCAAGAAGTAATTCAATTAGGCACAATAATCAGTCAAGAATTAACTGTTGTTGAAACCAATCTTGCCAAAGAGTATCATAAGGTTAAATCCGAAATTGATAAAGCACGAGAAGACGGTGACTCATACACTGCTCGTGAATTACGAGATCAATTAGAAACAGTGCAAGAAAAGTATTGGGCAGCACGCAATAGTCGTGAAGCCAAAACAGCAGCAGTAGTAGAACAATTACAGGCTCATCAAATTGAGTATCAACAACAACAACTAAAAGAATATGAAGATAAGATTATGGATTTTATTCCTGACTATTCTGAAAAAGTTGCTACAAGTATCCGAGAGTTTGCCCTTAAAGAAGGCTTACCTGAGGAATTGTTGAATCAAGTATATGATCCAGTAGTAGTTAAATTTATTAATGATTATCGTAAGCTAAAAACCGCAAAGGAAACAGGCGAAGTGAAACGTAAAGCAGCACCATCGGTAAAGTCGATACCCTCTAAAAAGGGAACTTCGAACTCCCAGAAGGAGCAGCAGAATGTTAGTACTAACCGTTCCAAAGTTCTTTCTGGTCAAGGATCAAAACAAGACGAATTAGATTTTCTAAAACGTATTTCTTCTGTGAGCAAAAAACTATAAACCAAAACTCACTATAAGGAAATGAATAATGGCTATTCAAACTTTTGCTACAGGCGGCCCTAAGGCTGCTGCTCGTAGCTCTGCATCCACAGGTAATGCAGTAAATGCTGGCGAACGTGAAGACCTCGCTAACTTTATCTCTATGATTTCTAGAGATGAAACTCCCTTTATGTCATCTATTGGTAAGACAAAAGCTACTGCTGTCTTCCACGAATGGCAAACTGACGAGTTGTCACCTCCTGCATCTAACCCCGTTGCTGAAGGCGTATCTTACGCTACCCAAGCAACTAACCAAGTTACTGAACCCTATCGTACTCGTCTAGGTAACTACACTCAGATTAACAGCAAAACTGTTACTGTTACTGGTACTAAACGTGCTGTTGACCAAGCTGGTGTTGCTGACGAATACGCATATCAACTTAAAAAGCGTGGTACCGAACTACGCCGTGACGTTGAGTTCGACTTAGTTAACAGCTGG